GCGCCGAAGGTGACAGCCCCCTGCGCGCGTTGTTTGACGCGCACATCCGACGCGCGCGTACCGGTGGCGTTGCGGGTGGCGGTGCGCGCGTGCCTGTGCAGTCCGAGAACGAGCGCGGGCAACGTCGCTACGCCAACCCGTACCCGATGTGGACGACAAGAATGCGTAGTCGTCGCAACCTTTTGTAAATCAATACACTTGTTTGACTCCCCGCCCTCGGCCCTGGCCAGCGACACATCGGGCCTTCGTCTGGCTGAATGAACGCATGTCTACTCCACCTCGAACCTGATGAAAAAGTGATGCAGGATCTCCTACGACGAGGTGCACTGGGCCCTCTGGTGCGGTCCGAGAACGGTAGCGTAGATTTTCGGAGACCTTCGCACCCTCGGTGTGGACACGGCGTCGACGTGTGGGGACCTCGCGTGGACCTCGCGTGGACCTGTGGGGACCTGGCGTGGAGCTGTGGGGACCTGGCGTGGACCTCGCGTGGACCTCGCGTGGACCTGTGGGGACCTGGCGTGGAGCTGTGCGGACCTGGCGTCGACGTGTGGGGACATCGCGTGGACCTCTGGGGACCTCGCGTGGACCTTCGCACCCTCGGTGTGACGCCGCGTCGACGTGTCGGGACCTCGCGTGGACCTGGCGTGGACTTGTGGGGACCTGGCGTGGACCTCTGGGGACCTGGCGTGGACCTCTGGGGACCTGGCGTTGACCTTCGCACCCCGGTGTGGACCTCTGGAAACCTCTGGAAACCTCTGGTGACCTGGCGTGGACCTTTGCGGACCTTTGCGGACCGCCGAGAGACCTGGCGAGGACCTGGCGTGGGCCTGTGGGGACTTGCGGGGCTTCTTAGAACGGCTTGTGCACCCTTTTTTGCATGCTCAACCGCCGCGGACTCCTGCTAACCGCCGTGTAAAAATTTTAACCGTCTTGTGTTTTTGTTAAACCGCCTTGTATCCAGTAAAACCGTCTTGTTTTTCTGCTTAACCGCCGCTTAACCGCCCCTAACCGGCGTTGAAATTAAAAAACCGTTTTGCGTTTATGCAACCTAAGGCATCAACTGGCGCAGCCTAAGGGGTGCCTAAGGGTGTCCTAAGGCATTAACCGGCGCTCCCCGCGTCACCCTAAGGGTACCTTAAGGGGTTAACCGGCTTACCCTAAGGGTAAAAGTTACACAAACCGCCGCTTCTACAGCCTGCCTAACAGTACCCTAAGCCTGCCCTAAGCCATCCCTAAGTCTGTCCTGTGCGCTCCTATACTGCTGCCATCATGCTTTCCTGAACTGGTGCCGACGGTTCTTGGTCTAGATCTGCCAAGACTTGCTTAATGTTACTTAGATTTTCCAAGAGAAGTTTTTGTTTTGTTGACAGTTGCTCACGTTTCAATAAATTAACTATTGTTTGTTCCCATTGAGTGAGCAACTCTGAACGTTGCTCACGCGTCAGGTCTTTAAGCAACGTTGTAAAACCTGGCAAGACGTCAACAATTGTGACTATGACCTCAATTGTTTCATCGACTGGGTGGTCTTTCCTGAATGGTTTAGTTTTGAGGATAAGGGTGTTGCCGTTAATGCTTGCTACGCGTCGAATTTCCTTACCAATTTGAACTTTGTTGTCGACGCGAAACTTGGTTGCATCGTTTACCGTTACGAAAAGGGTGCCTCGTGGCGCGGTTGCAGTTAAACGATCGGTTACGGTTTCAAGATCTTTCAGATGCAGATGCTGTATTTCTTTTCGTACGTTGTCAACAAATTTAACAGCGTCCATATTTTTACGTTTTTCGTTTAGTGCTGCATTGAACATGTCTTTTACTTCTTTTTGATACATCAACGTATACTCGTGTTTTTGCTTGGACTTAACTAATCGGTTCAATTTGTCGTTTAATTCTTCAAGTCGCCGCTGGGTTGGTACTTTACCTTTACCTTGCGTTTGTTGGGCGTACTGTGCACATGTTGCCAGTGGACCTACCCAGGAATAATAATGTTTTGGAATTTCTTGCTTGTAGGTGATTTTGGTTTGTTCCACACTTTCCTTGGGTTCGTTTTTTTCTTCGCCTTCGCCCTCCGCACGTCTCTTTCTTGAAGGTTTTCTTTCTTCCGCCTCAGTTTTTGTGTCAACTACGCAGCCTTGTTCTTTCAATACTTGGTTGTACGTTGTTACGTGCTTTTCAATGTCGTCTCGTAAGATCGTGTAGTATGCTTTTTCGCGTTTTTGTTGCGCGACTATTTCTTTTTTCTCTTCCGTTAGACCACCACCGCCACCTTTTTCGACATATGGCGAACCAGGCGGCAGATAAAACGGAGAAAACGCACCTTCCTCTTCCGCTGCTGCCGCTGCCGCTCCTCCCTCTTCCGCTGCTGCTGCTGCTGCAAGTACCACTTGTTGGTTTTCCCATTCTTCTTTTTTGTCGTTAAAGTAGTCTTCTCTTGGAAGGCATAGTAGTTTCGGTTTCACCTTTGCTGCCAAGTTGTGTTTACTCTGAGCTGTGTAAATGGCTTTTTGCGCTTCGCCTATTTTGTCGTCGTACTTGCAGTATTCGCGCCGTGCGTATTCCAATGCGGCGCATCTCAGCCGCATGCATCTATCTTCTTGTGGCACAACTTTTGTTTCTAGCCTGGTACGCTCGTCCTTTACTTCTTCCAGTGTGTATGTGTATCCTTTGCGCTTTTTCATTTCTTCTTCAACCTCTGCCTCTACTTGTTCCTTTTCTTCTTCAAACTCTGCCTCTACTTGTTCCTTTTCTTCTTCAACCGCTGCCTCTACTTTTTTGATGTCGCGAGTTTGCGCCGTCGTATCGTTTATCTGGTTCTCTAACTTTTGAACCGCGACCCACAATTTGGCAGCATCCTGTTTCTCCACCCTTTGTTTGATTCTTTCTTTTCGTCGCTCCCAGGAGTCCAACTCGCCAACATACAGTTGTGCGGCCATGATGTAACGCATCTCTGTAAATGCGTCCCTCCTTTGAGTGCCTGCTTTATCCAAGTTTAAGACCTTAATATCTCGTTGCAACCGCGTTCGCGTAAACCGTTCCACCGCCATGCACATGTACACTGCTGCGTCTTCCTCAGGCACGTCCTCTTTCCAGTCTGTTGTTAGCGGGACTATCTCTATGGTTATTCTGCCCTCTACAATCCAATCTCCTAGAGGGTCAAATTTTGTTAACTGCTCTACTTGTGGGCCGTAGAAGTTAAGTTCAAAACGCGGGCGTGCGTCAAGTACATATACAATCTTGTCGGCGGGGTTGGTACGGTCAAACACGAGGGCGTAGGGGTGGTGGTAAGGACGGTCACGCGTATAAGTGGCGTTGGGCCCGCTACCGTCAGGCGTATACAGTCGAAGAGCAACAAACACGGTGGTATCTGATGGGATCTCTTCTTGAACGGCTTCGTCTTTTTCTAAGTTTTGAATCCAACATGTCTTTAACGGTATATGATACTGGAAGTCTAAGCGGGTATCAAACGTGTTTAGAATCACACTATTACTGGCGCGCATGTCCTGTTCCAATCTCCACTGTGAGCGTTGCTGTAGCAGATACATGTAAAGCAGTATGGCGTTTTCGGGAACGGTTTGTTTCGGTATAAAAACGTCATATAGCATTTGAAGTGTGAGTTCGATTTTGTAATGAAACGTCTTGTCTACCCATTCCACGTGTTCGTTTTGGCGTTTCGTGTCGTGTACTGCCTTATTCACCTGCCGCAACGTGGCGCGCCACGCGTCGGACGTCATGTAGGACGGTACTGGTGCAAGAATTGGTACTGGTGGCAGTGTTGCGAGTTGTTCTTGTTCTGGAACTGTTACATCCGGTTGATCGGTGAACCAATTGTAAATGTCCGAGTCCTTCCACTCCCCTTCCCCCCATAGAATTTCCCATGGCACTGCTTGTTCTTCCGGTGCTGCTACCAGTGCTGCTTCCGCCGCTGCTGCTTCCGCCGCTGCTGCTTGCTCCGCTGCTGCTCGCTCCGCTGCTGCTTGCTCCGCTGCTGCTCGCTCCGCTGCTGCTCGCTCCGCTGCTGCTCGCTCCGCTGCTGCTTGCTCCGCTGCTGCTGGTCCCTCTGGTGACACCACCACTGTTTCTGTATCTTTGCGTCTCTTTAGTTGGTCTTCTTTGCTACACTCGATGCGTTTCAAATTGCCGCGGTTTATCTGCGCCGCCATGAGTGTGCGCAAGTCGTTACTTGATAAAGAAAAGTCAAACGGGCGTGATTGCGTGACACACTCAATGCCCATGCTCATGAAGACGCCGCAATCATAGCCGTTTTCTTGTCGGGGAAACATCGTTTCTACAACTGGTTTCTGCGGCATAAGTTCCCGAGGTAAGAACGTGGCTAAAATGCGTTTAACAACCGCCACATCTGGTTTGTACTTATCGGGGTCATCCCATTTTATCGAGTCGCATATGACCAATGTTTTTTCGCTGACTTTGACGTACATAAAGTACCAGTGCAGACCAACTGTTGGATCACCGCCTTCCTTCCACGCTTTTGCAGTTGTTCGACTGCCTTCCATGTTAATAGGTATAATTATGATTGACGTGTCTGACACAATAAGCTGCTTATCGACCGTATAGTTCACCACGTTGTCGCTGTGTACTCTATCTAATTTTTGTTGGCTGAACACATCGGTGCTAAACATCACGCAGTTTTGTGGAGCAGCCGCCTTGATCAGCAGCAAGTACGCATTAATGATACGGCCGGTGAGCCATTGTTCTGGCTGTAAACACTGAAAGTCCTTGTACCGAAGTCTATCCTCCGCCAGGGGGTACCAGAGTGTCCCACACACTTCTTGTTCCTGGTCACGAGTTCGGCTCCTTGCATTGTCTGCTTCTGTTTTATCGCTGCTCCAAACTCGCATGTAATCGGGGCGTTGCTGTGGCTGTTGTGATGGTTGTGTAAACGCAATATCCGGTGCAGTCGCAGCCTCCGCTCCCGGTTGTACTTTAAACGGTTCCTCTTTCGCCGCTTCCGGTTCTTTATCAATCCTGCGTCTCTTGCTTGACGGTTCTTGTTCTTGCGGGGAAAGTGGGGGCTCTTGCTTTTCTGATGCTTCTTGAGTGGCAAGCGCGCTTTTAAACGTGTTACGTAAGTCAGTGGCAGCTTCCTCTGGGGTTTTGGTGAACGCCGACTCTTGCAACAGTGTGAGTAGTTTGTCCGCTAATGCTTGTTGGACTTTCGTCATTTGGTCGCGCGTCAGTGCGGGTGCGGGTACGACGGGTGCGGGTACGACGGGTGCGGGTACGACGGGTGCGAGTACGGATGCGGGTGGCGGGGCTTGTGCAGGCGAAGGTGGCGGGGCTCGTGCGGGTGCGGCGGCGGCAGCTTGTGCGGGTGCGGCGAGCGCCTTACTTAACTCGGCAGTTCGTCGTTGACGTAAAGTGCGCAGGAATTGAATCTCCTCTTTTTGCGCTCCTTGCGGGATTAATGCGTCATAATGTAATGTACCGTTGTTATAAAGCACGTAAATTTGTGGTTCCCCCCAGTTAAGATTATACACGTCATATTGGAACACGTCAGTCTGTCTTAACGTTTTTTTCTCTTCCCAGAGTCGCTTTATCGTCGTTGTAAGCTGAAGGTCAACGCCGTCGCGTAGACCGTAAACAGCAATTGGGACTTTTAGCGCGTACGACAGCACTAACACGTGATATCCATGTGCATAACCTTTCGCCCATGCTGTTGATTCAGTTAAGTTGTGTAATAAGTCAGTTGCCTCAGCACGACCTGTCGAACTCGTTTTCTCGCTTAGGTCTATACTGTCGTCGTATATAAGCTGCGATATTTCTCGTTGTTGTTCAAGTGACATGCTACGGTACCCTAGTTCCAGCAGTTTGCCGTACTCCTGTACAAGTTGCTTTCGGTAAGACGTGTCACTTTGGTCAAAACTGCCGTACCGCTTGTACGCTTGAGGTGTGCGCTGCAATGCTATTTCCACAGCGTAGTACAAACACCCTCCGTCCCCCGTGGCGTAATGATATTCAAACGTTCGTTCTTGCGAACGTTGTGCGGGTTGTTGTGCGGGTGCGACGGGTGCGGGTGCGGGTGCGGGTTCGACGGGTGCGGAAGCGACGGGTGCGACGGGTGCGGGTACGACGGGTGCGACGGGTGCGGGTGCGACGGGTGCGGGTACGACGGGTGCGGGTACGACGGGTGCGAGTACGGATGCGGGTTGTTGTGCTGGTGGTAATACGCCCTCCGATGGTGATGGCGCCATCAACAACACCGCTGCTGCTGCCGCGGCTGCTGCTGATACGACCTTCACCTGTCCTTGTTTGCTCCATTTATCACCATGAGGACTTAAACCCCAAAACTGTTTGTCATGCTGCGCTAGGTAAAGCCACTGGCCTTTGGTTCCACTCGACTGTACCTGTCCTGAATGCCCGCTCACCAATTGAGTGACCAATTCGGGCGCCGTAAAGTCACCGGTCAAATCCTGCTTCTGCAACACGGCAATGCGAACGCCCAGCGCCTTGGCAAGCACTTGCATGTGCACGTTCTGCGGGTCTCCGGTTGTCCACGTGGCGGGGCTGTCGCCGTACAACAGAAGCATCTGCTGTGTTTCCGTACTGGACTTTTCAAACAGTTTGTATCGCTCTTCCTCCTTTTGTTTTCCCCACGTCTTTGCCATCTGCTCGCCCAGGTCATCCACTGATGTGGCCGAACCCAAGCTAACCACCGCGTCGTAGAAGGTTGAGCCCGCACCCACCACGCGCCACTGTACGGATGGATCGGGAATGACGTAATCACCGGTATACACTGGTGCCTCTATCCTGGCTCGCTTCGCCTTACGCTCCTCCCCCTCATCCCCCGACTGGCCGCCCTGGAGTGGGGACAGCCCACGCATGTTTTTCATGGGTGTCGACACAACTTGCGCGAGTGCGAGAAGCGTGCTGTATGTGTCAAAGTACTTTTTTACCTCGGCCTTGGCTTTTTGGGCGTTAAACACGAGCCTGTTGTTCTCCACGGTCATCACTTCGTTGAAGGAGAGCATCAAGCTTCTGCACAGAAGGAAGAGTGCTGGTGCGTTAGTGTTGCGATTTTCCTCCTTTAAACTGATGAGCTTGTTCAAGCCCTCTTCCACGTAGGGACGAAAGGTCTCTTGAAACAGGTTAAGAAAGATGGTACGACGCTTTTGTAACGCATCCCAGAACTGTTTAGCACTATCCTTAAAGCTCTTGCGCGCTTCCACGGAACATACTTGTAACAGCTTATGTATGATGAAACTGAAATATGGGAGCGTCTCTTTGTTTTTATCTTGTGTTAAGGACTGTCCAAGAAAGACAGCAGCCGTTGCTTCCATGAGTTCTTGTTTGTTGGTGCGTGTGACGTCCACCAGGTTGGCAAGGATGGTTTCCAGTGTTGTCGTGTCGTTTTTGACGTTGAAAAGAACTTGAATGGGGAAGTTATACCACCACTGGGTGCGCTCCTCATCGAAACTGCCCCAGTCAATGAGCCGCACCCGCTTTTGTTTCGGGTCCCAGAGCATGTTCTCTACCTTAATGTCTCCGTGAAGGACGTTGTTTGCTACAAGTGCTCCCACCCCTTTTTCCAAAAACGCGATGTAGTTCTCTATCAGCTCTGTGTACATCCGTGCGTTGACCTCTGTTGCATCAATGATGTCTTTTACTGCGTTTCCGCCGTACTGGGAGTTGATGACGCGGAACTTTTCGAGGGTTGTGGGGTCGTTGCGTTTCAGTGGCTCAATTAGATGAGGCTTGTCCTTAAAAAATCTGTTGCATTTCGACTCCAAGTTTGCAAGGTCTGCGTCCTCAAACCGTACCACGTGTAAGACGGTGGGGTCGGGTACAAGAAACAACTGTTGTACATCAGGAGGCAGCGTTTGCACCACTTCAACCAGTCTGATTAGCCTCTCGCTTTCCTTTTCTGCGTGTCGTGTTGTCATGAGCTTGGATACGAAATCAACGCTCTTGTTCTGTTTGTCCGTCTGCAAGCTGGGGTGGAAGGCGCACCCAAACGATCCGCTGCCAATGGCTGCACCGCCGTAAAGTTTCATCGGCAGTTTTGTTTATGGTCGAACATTTTTATGAAAGTTGAACAGGGGAGGACTACCGATACAGCTTGGCGACTTTTTTGTGAAAGCGAGACGGGCTCATCTTCCCCTGATATAGCCTGGTTACGTAGCGCGCATATTTCTTGTGTTTCCTCTGCAGCTTCTTGTACGCGCCGCCCTCAAACGGCTCCACTTGCTCCGGTGGTGGTGCTGCAGCCGCGGCTCGGGCAAGCATATCGTCTTGCGTGGGTTGTGCCGTTCTTGCAGCTGCTGCAGCTGCTGCCGGTGCTTCTTCGGCATCGTCACCCGCAATAGCTCGTCGACGATTTTGCATTATGAGTTGTTGCTGAGAGGGTTGTTTAGGGGGTTGTTGTTTTACCTCTCTGCGTTTCGGCTTTTGTGCTTCCTTCACCGCTTCTAACTCCTCCTCCGCTTTTGACAGGTGTGCTTGTGCAGTTGTCAGTTCCGCCAGGGCTACAACCTTGGCTGGGCCTTCGGCGGCGTCCACTTTATTTTTTGCCTCTGCTGCCAGGGCAAGTGCTTGATCTCGTTTGTGTTCCGCCGCTTGGAGTTTCATTGCATTGGCTTGCTTCTCCGCCTCTCTTTGCTTCAACAGAGCGGCCATTTCTTGTTGAGGGTTGAGGGCTGGTGTTGGTCGTACTGCCGCTGTCTTCCCTTCCCCTTCTGGTCGTGCTGCGGGTTTTAGCTGTTTTGGCGCTTGAATCTCGGCCAATAAATTTCGCGTTTGTGGTTTCACCGGTGCCGCTGTAGTGACCCGTGGCGGCGTTCCAGGTGGGTCTAAAACGGTGGGGTCTAATCCATCTAGGACCATTTTTTGTTGTACTTGCTCTAGCGAGATGCCCATCTTCAACATTTTGGAGTACTTTTGCAGGCCAGGATCCGACTGCAGTTTCCACAGCGCATACTGTCCTGGATCGGTTGGTGCGGCTGCGGCGGCGGGGGCTGCAACGGGGGCGGGTGCTTCGACAGGGGCTGCAACAAACGTGGCGACCGGGGCGGGTGCTTCAACAGGCGCGGGTGCTGCAACAAACGTGGCGACAGGGGCGGGTGCTGCAACAAACGTGGCGGCTGCTGCGGGGGCCGGTCTCTGGTGTTGCACTTGCGGGCGCCACACCTGCTCCATGAGCTGCGGCACTTGGAGGGACGGCACATGCCCATCCGTGCGCGCCTGTTCACGCTCCCCCTCGTCTGCCTGTGCAGCCTGGTGAAACAGTTGCTGTTGCTTTGGTGTCAGTGGTGAGCGCTCCACCAGCACCACGTTTTCACCGCCACTATGATTGTGTTCCAGCGGCCGGTCTAGCAAAAGGGAGCCGTAGCCGACGACGACGCGCCACTCGTCACCAATCTGGATGACACTACCGATGGGGAAGAGGCGTGGGTTAGACACTTCCACGCGCGTCATGCCTGCTGTTGCACCCGCTGTGAGGGGCGCGGTGACCAGCGCAGTCGCGCCGGACCCGCGGTAGTGGCGCGAAATGAGTTGGTGCAACTTTTTGATCTCGTCTTTAAGCGCGTCAATGCGGCCATCCGGGGCGGCGGGAGTGGTTGCGAAGGGCATGACGCACGTGTGGCAGCGACAGCCGGAGTAACATGGTGCACGACGGCGACGCGTCCTCCGTGCTCGTGAGCGTGACCGAGCCATGTTTTTATTGTTTCGCGTACAAATTAATCAGGCGCAGCAGGTGACGCTGCTGCTGCTGCAACTGCAACGCGCTGTGGTGGTGGTGGTTGTGGTGGCGTCGACGCCCGCCCCCACTGAACATGGTGCGGGACAGCCGGGTGATTCTATCCGTTGCTTCATCCGCGTCAAAACCGGAGGGGTTGTTTCGAAGGTCCTCGTCACGTTTCTTCGCCAACACCATGTCCCCCTTGCGTGCAATGCTGTTCATCTTCTCTGTGAACACTTTCCGGTGTTCGCGCGACACCTTCGAGATCGCGATCGCGTCGTTGGCTTTGTTTAGCTTCCGGGTAGCGGCAGCAACGAGGGGGAATGCGCGGTCAAAGGAGTCTTGTTCCTTGGCCTGAGTGACGAAGCGTTCGGCTTCCATGATATCGGCAGAGATCGGGTTTGCTAGGGGGGCTAGGGGGGCAGTGATGGAGCCACGGGGGAACCAACTTTGTGCTTGTTTCACGTGACTATCGTACTCCTGCACTTGCCCATCATTTAAGATGTTCAGGTCCTGAAACTCTTTGTCTGTCAACCACCAAGATATGAAGTCTACAATGTCCTTGTATTGTTTGGCAATGACTGTCTGGTCATCTTTTGACCCGACCACGCGTCTGGTTGCCTCCATGAGTGCGTTGAAGTTGTTCATGTTCGCAACAATGTCTCCCCAGTCATTGGCTCGGCCTAAATTGACTATAAAGCTTTCCCACTCTTGTATCATTGCGGCCGATGGTGTGGCCGATGGTGTGGCCGATGGTGTGGCCGATGGTGTGGCCGCGGGTGTGGCCGATGGTGTGGCCGCGGGTGTGGCCGCGGGTGCAGCGGTTGTGACGGGGGGTGGTGAGGGTGTGGCCGCGGGAGCTGCACGTGGCGGTGGGACTGCGCGCGAGCTACGTGGTCGTACTGGCGGTCGTGGTGGTGGTATTCGCGGGATTGCGCGGGCAGCGGTTGTGACGGGGGGTGGTGAGGGTGTGGCCGCGGGTGCAGCGGTTGTGACGGGGGGTGGTGAGGGTGTGGCCGCGGGAGCTGCACGTGGCGGTGGGACTGCGCGCGAGCTACGTGGTCGTACAGGCGATCGTGGTGGTGGTATCCGCGGGATTGCGGGTGCAGGGGGCGGCACTGGTGGCGTTGGTGGCGTTGGTGACGAGGGGGGTTGTGAAGTAAAGTCGTACTCACAACACCGTGTGTAACAACAAGGGCGGCGCCTTGCCCTCGCCTTTTTTTGTGAGCGGGACCGTGACTTTTTACCGCGTGCCATTTATTTAGTGGAACATACAAAACAAAACATGTCTACCCCGCGTGATCGCGCGCTCTACAACCGCGTGAAAGCGCGCGTGTACAAGTCCATCCCGCGCCACTCGGCGTACCGCTCCGCCACAGTGGTGCAGCGTTACAAGGCGGCGTACAGGCAGAAGCACGGGTCTCGGGGCAGTCCGTACTCTGGCTCTAAGTCTAAGACTCGCGGCCTCTCCCGGTGGTTTGCGGAGCGGTGGCGGAACCAGCGCGGCACCGTGGGCTACAGCCGCAGGGGCGATGTGTACCGCCCCACCCGGCGCGTCTCTTCCAAAACCCCCAAAACGTTTAGGCAACTGTCGAAATCGCGGCTGCGTCGAGCCATGCGGGAGAAGCGGTCCCGTGGCAGGGTGTCGCGGTTCTAACTTTATTCCTGTTTGTCACATGAACAGGCTACTACCCTCGTCCCTCAGCTGCTGCAGCGCGTCGAGCACAAGAGGGTGGGACCATCTGGTGTCTCTGGTGGACACCACCTGGTTCAAGTGGGGCTTCTCACCCACCACCTCCAGCCCGGTCCGGGTGGCACCCGTGCACTCACCCCCGCCCACCACAAAGACCGTGTCCCCGCCCAGCTTCGACCCATCCACCCAGCACATGCCCCTTAACGCGTCGTGGTGTGAGTAATCGCGGTGGCTGCGGCCGCGCCACAACTCCGAGCGGAACGGCGGCTTGTAGAGCGACGAGCCGTACATGAGCGCCACACGAAAGCCCTGCGCGCTCATCTCCTCACACCGCGCCTCCTCCTCTATATGCGGCCGCTTGGGCTTGAGTTCCACGTACAGTTGCTGCTCGGGCAGGAAAAAGTCAATGGTGTACGTGCCGCCCCCGCTTTTCACGTGTCGCATCGGCTCGTAGACGTACCGGATGCCGAGCAGCTGCAGTAGCCGCGCAAACTTGGCCTCCAGCCGGCTGCGAAACTGAATGCCACTGAGCGTGGTGGGGATGGCGCGCATCCAGGTAGACGACGCGGGCGGTGGTGCGATGTTGGTGGTGGTCGTGGTGGTGGTGGTGGTGGGGGCGGGAGGAAGCGACGGCCGGTTGTACACGCGCGTGTTCCATGTTCCCGGGTACATCGGGATGACAGGCGTGACGGGCGTGGTAAGTGCGAGTGTGCTCGCCACACGTGTGAGTGTTGTGACCGGTTTCATTTCCTCTACCGCTGCTTGCTGCTTCTCGGGTGGCGATAATGTTGCCTCCACCAAAGGTGAACGCCGCAACACTTTTTGCATCATCACAACCCGTTTGCCCACACGCGTGACCACAAACGTGCCGCGGTCGTACGCGCACTGGGTTGCAGGGTCCCAAGCAATAACCGCCAACTCATGGTTGACTTTTAACAACTGGACTTCCCGCTCACCCACGGGCAGCGACATGATCATCTCCGTCTCGTTGGCGGGGCGCGGGAAGACCACGCCTGTCACCGAGCCCTTCACCACCGTGTACCGCGGGGCCCGCAGTGACCGCATCTTGACACTCAACGCCCGGTCGCCCTCGTAACACTTGCGTGCCCGCGTGACGGACCGCGTGACAATGCCCATGCGATGCGCGCGTGAGTTAACTAACACGAAAAAGTGAAAATAAAATTAGGGGCTTGGACACGCACTGGACCGCCTCACCCGTGTAAGGATGGGTTGAAATCACGTTCGCACGCCACACACAAAACAGGTCCGTTTTCACCCCTCCCCAGTACATGTCGTGCGCACCGACGGGGAGTGGGGCGTAACACTTTGTCGGGGGTCATGGTGCTCTGCAAAAAGTTGTGATTTTTTCGGGAGGGCTGCCAAGAAAAAGTGAACACGTTTTTTGTCACGCATTCATGAGACACCATGCATGAGTTTGTGCAGAGCAGAGCGTCGGCACGCATCGCAAAAAAACAGGTCCGTTTTCACCCCTCCCCAATACATGTCGTGCGCACCCGAGGGGGGTGACCCGCGACACTTTCTTGGTGGTCATGATGGTGTGCAAAAAGTTGTGATTTTTTCGGGAGGGTGTGAGGATGAAAAGAGAACACGTTTTTTGTCACGCGTCTTGGTCACACCACCCATGTGTTTGTGCGGCGGACAGCGTCGGCATGCATCGCAATAAACAGGTCGGTTTTCACCCCTCACAGATTTGTGTCGTGCGCACCGACGGAAGTGTCTTGTCCGGAATGAAACGATGCAGTGTTTATTTGGAGCGTGCACCTTTCTTTAGCAAGTAGGTCACATCTTCACACTTTAACTTTTCCTCGCCTTGCGTCAACTCAATGACCTCCGCTTCTGCATTCTCCACATTGTCCGCAATGTTCACGTCAATGGGCAGCGGGCGCAGGAAGAGGTAATCATCAAGCACTTTGTAAGTGATGTGGCTGTCTTTTCCCTCTGCTGCAAGTTGACGAAGGTAAGTCACCAGGTTTTCGTCAAGGTGCACATCGTAGTGGGTAATGAGCAAGTGCGCGGAGGCGGCAGCCACGGCAGCCGAGTGTAACACTGTCACCGGCTTGTCGTCCAACGTCATGTGCGCTGCCAGGAGAATTGCACACGCGCGCAAAAACCGATTGAACTTGCGGCCCTGCATGGTCTTTAACGTGGCGCTCGCAATCTCCAGCGTTGGTTCACTTGAAAACGTTAACGCGTCTTCAAACTGAATGCTTGACACGCACACGTCGTTGAAATACAGACAGAGGGTGAGATAGTTGGTGTCGGTAAAGATGCTCAACATACCAGCATCTTGCGCCTGTCCAGGCAGTAAGAGCGACCCGCCCAACTCGAGTCGCCAGCCAGGGCACGCGCGCTCAAGCTGTTCATTCAACCTTACCAACGTGTCTTCCGCACCAGTAGCATCAATGTTGCCCACGCGTGTTTGACCTCCGTGCATGCGTGTGGGAGCCATCCCAAAGTACGTTTGCGCGTAGCCGCGCATGCTTCTTTATTACATAACACCACATTAATGCATGTTCCTGAACGCTCGCATGCGGTCCTGGTCTGGCAGGTCCGTTTTCACCCCTCACAGATTCATGTCATGCGCACCCGAAAGGGGTGACCCCCCGTGACACTTTCGCGGGGGTCATGGTGTTGTGCAAAAAGTTGTCATTTTTTCAGGAGGGTGGCCACCAAAAAGTGAACACGTTTTTTGTCACGCGTCTTGGTCACACCAGGCATGTGTTTGTGCGGAGCATCGCAAAAAAACAGGTCGGTTTTCGCCCCTCACAAAATGTGTGCCATTTGTTTCACTTTATTGTTTACAGTCGAGCCACCCCCACCCTGTTCCCCCCCACATCAAACTCCCAGTACATGTTGCGCATCATGTACGCCCCCCACAGCAGCACGTTGGCGCCGCTGAACATCTCATCATACCCATCCAGTGTCCGTCCTGTCCAGCACTGCAACACGCTGGATCCGGGGATGTCCGGGTCCCTCAACTGCTCTGGTGTGAACAGCAGCTCCACCACCTGTTTCCCCTCGCCTAAAAGGAAGCGCACGAACCAGGTGCGTTCATCGTACCCTAATTTATCTAGAGACGAGCCCATCCGCTCGCTGCCGTACGTGTACGTGGTGCCGGTGTCAATTACACAGTACTTGGGGCACTTGCTGGCTGCAATCGGGCGCATGAGCTCCACCGTGGGCCCCGCTTCAATGGAGATGACGGGGAGGACGTAAAACTTGGTCACAAACTGGGAGAACGCGCGTGGTTGGGCGAGCGGCACATACGAGGGGGCAAAGCAGGGAATGCGGCCCAGTGCCCACCACCCCGTCTTCTGGTACAGCAACAGGCTCCACACTTTCCTTTCGGTGCCATCAAACAGTTTATCCAGCACCGCAACCGGCTGCTTCCCCTGTCCGCCACCCCCGCCCGTTAACTCAGGTCGCGCCAGGCCGAACATGTTGGACGTGCTGCTGCCCTGAATTCGGTGGACTTTGTGTATGACCATGTCGGCGCTCACGCTCTCCTCGCCCGCGCGTCCGCGAGTAAACCGGGCTGCGCCGCCACTGAGCAGCTGTTTGCACGTGACCACCACCTTGGGTATGGTCACCCTGTCGACCGCGTGGGTCACCGTGTCCTCTTGTGACCCGTACTTCATGGTGGTGCTGTACCCGTACGTCCCTGCGTTCACGAGGGCTGCGGACGCGTGTGAGGGGCGGTAGTACTCGAGGGTACAGTCGCCCTTGTCGCACGGACACGCCTGGACGGAGCATGCTGTGGATGCATCCCCGCTTTCAGGGCCCTCCGGGCAGTGCGTCCACTCGCACCCGTCCACCTTGGCGGAGACTTGCGAGCTGCCCGTGTCGAGCACCAAGTCCACTTGGCCACTGCCGATGGAGAGCTGTATCATGAACGCGCCTTCCGCGTCACTCCATCTCAGTGGCGCGAGTGGCGGCATGGATGCATCGTCCAGTGACAGTCGGGAGAACGCGGCCGGGGGCGGTGTGGCTGTAAAATCGCGTTGCTTCCGCGTCCTCCTCTTGCACCCAAGCGCATCCACGAGTAGGACGATGGCAACAATGAGCAGCACCGCGCCCACCAGGCTGCCCACATAAATCCAAACAATTTTGGCTTCCTCACCTGGTTGTACACCTCCTGCGGGACCTCGTTCCATACTTTTTTTTACACTCTGAATTTGTCGGGTTCAACACAAAACAATGGATTTGACGGAAGAGTATGGCCTGCTGGATCCTGTGGCGCCGCCTGCCAAGCGGGCGCGTGTCACCGAGGAGCAACACACGCCCACGTCCGCATTGTCCCCCCTGGACGTCATGCAGTACCAGTATGAGCTGAAGTTAAAGGCACTGGAGCAGGAGCTGTCCTCAACCCGGTCTCAGCTCGCGTCGACACAGGAGCGGGAGAGCGCGCTGAACCAAGAGTTGTGCCGCGTGCACACTGAGGTGAGCGCGTGGGTGCGCACGAAGGAAAAGGCGGTGCGGCCGGTTGTGCAGCCGCTGCTGTACGCGCCCCTGTCCTCGCCGCTGCTGTACGCGGACCACGCCGAGTTTGCACGCATCCGCGCGGAAACGATCCAAGCGCGTGTGGACTTACTCTCTGGGTTGTCCTCCGATGTGGCGGAGAAGCGGCTGTGTGAGGTGCAGGAGCGCCACCTGACCGACTTTGAGGTGGAGCAGTGCTTACTCCGGCGCAAGCAGGTGTTGGAGGAGAAGTACATGGAGGATGTGCCGGAGGGGACGCCAACGGAGCATGTGCTGACACCGGGGACGCAGGTGAAGATTCAGGACGCGGTGTTGCAGCTGCTGAAAGTGTTGCACCGGCGGCGGCTGGCGGTGCTGCAGGGGCACAAGTTACCGCCGCTGGACTCGGTGTTTAGCTCGTTGCCACAATAAATCGGTTTTGTGTGGATAAAGATGTATGTGGGTGGATGACCGAGTCGGACCGGCAATTCATCTGGCTCATCACTGCCATTCTGTACATGATTGCGCTGGGGTGGGCAGCCAGCCACACCGAGCAGTGGTTAGAGTTGCCGCGCGGTCGGCACAAAGTGACATGGCAGGATGCGCACGTGTGCACCGGTGACCTGTTGCTCTTTTCCTCGCACCCCACGCTGAGGACGGATGTGGAGAAGCTGCTGTGTGGTTCGCAGTTCACGCACGTCGCGCTCATTTTTGTTGACGCTGCGGGTCAGCCGTATGTGTGGGAATGTCTGCTGTCGGGTCACCGCATGTCCCCCCTGGCAACCGTGTTGGCAAAAGCCGCGCCGCACCAGTCCATCTTTTGGCGGCGCATTAACAGGCCGCTGGATGGGCGTGAGTTTGAACGGTTTGTTCGCCACAACCTCGCCCACCCCTACTCGTTCAACCTGTGGCGCGGCGTGGTCCGCCGGTGGTGCTCATCGCTGTACCTGCCCCAGGCGCCGGCATCCAACGCGCGCTTCTGTTCGCAGCTGGTTGCGGAGACGTACGAATGCCTGGGCGCCCTCGACTTTACACACAGCGCCAATCTATCGCCCAACCTAGTCCTCCCCGGCGACTTTGGTGCGGGCCGTGGCTTCACGCTCCCCTGGGTGAACGGGTACAGCCTAGGCGGGGAGGTGGAGCTGTTGGTAGTTAGTTAGGCGCCTGTGTGTACTCAAAAAAGTTGGTGGTGAAATTAAATGTCGTACTTCTGCACGGTGTTGACGGAGGAGTGGAAGGGGGGGTTGGTGGAGAGTCACGCGCCCTTTCGTTTTCTGTGGGTCGACTCGGTGGCGTCCATTCACATTGTGCGCTCAGCGTCCGAGGGCACCGACGACGTGGAAGTGGCGCTGAACGCTGCCGCACTAAAATGCCACAAGCTGCTGGTGCCGCTGCTGCAGGACCTGGAGTCGCCGTTCACGGTGTACGCGCAGTGCCTGCCCGACCCGACGGCGTGCCCTGTCGCGCTAGACTTGTTTGTGAACGGCGACCGGATGAGCCAGCAAATGGAGGAGGCGGGGACGTTTCGTGGTGAGGGGCACGTGGTGGACTTGTTGCACTACGCGAGTAAGCACGGGTTGCTGGTGCGGCGTTCCCCTGCGTCTGAGGGCGAGCATTCACCAGTGTCTTCCAGTCAGCAGGGTCACGCGAAGAAGCGGCGGCGCTTCATGCCGCTGCACGAGACGCGGCCTGACGAGGTGGTGCGGTGGATGCAGTCGCGCGAGGAGGAGCCGGGGGAATCGGTGGCGCTGCCCCACTTCCTGGACGTGCCGCACACATCCTTCGTGTTTTGTTTGCGCAACATGGTGTTCCTCGCGCGTCACCAGGGGACCTGGGCGTCCACCACTGTCAGTGGGGGCATCCTGGCGGGTGATCGCTGCACCGGGAAAAGCCAGTACATTAGGCGATTAATCGGGGGCGACCGGACAGCGGCGGCCTCGTCCTCAACCTCAACCCCGAGCACCCCGCCCCCCTTTCTTCGCCAGTGCAACGCCACACTGATCGTTGCGCCCCCGCATCTCCTGTTCCAGTGGCTGCGTGTCCTCGCGGGATTGCGCGTGGTCATGGTGCACAACAAAAAGAAGTGGGGCGCTGCGTGCACGCTCAAGTCGTTAAGTGAGGCGGATGTCGTGCTGACGACGCACCCGTACTTGGTGACGCTTTTGAAAAAAAATGGTGTAAAGCACAAGTCACGCTCCTTCGCATCCAAGCCGTTCCCGGAGGTGAGCCACTTGCCTGTGCGGCTGGACTGGTTGTGGTGGCGGCGGGTGGTGGTGGATGAAGCGGTGGAGCTGTACATGCGCATGCTGCCGCGACGACCCAGCGGGGGTGGCAGCCAGCCGGGCATGACAACGGGTGTGCACGCGCGTAGCTGGTGGGCACTGCAGGGTGGCGTGCACCACGACTCTCTGGCGATGTGTGCGCTGGTGGACATGCTGCAAACCGCGACGACGGTGGCCGCGACAACCTGTCCCGCGCGTTTCTTAGATGCGTCGTCGTTTCACGGGTGTGTGTTTACGCCCACGCCCATCCCGCTGTCGCTGTGCCCCGCGGCGGTGGTGGATGAGGTGATCCGCGTGACGCTCACCGCGCCGCAGAGCCAGGCGTACCAGTTGTTACTTAAAACGGCCGTGTCCGTGTCCTCGCTGCTGCAAGTGTGCGCAGGCGACTTGACGCCCGTCCAGCAGTACGTGACGCCTGTGCGTTCATGGCTGGAGGCGCTGCCGCTGGGGTTAAAGGTGATGGGGGAGTACATTTACAACCACGAAATGGAGTTTACATGGTCGGGTGCGGATGGGGGTGGTGCGGCTGGGGGTGCACGGGACCAGCAGGAGGGGTTTGAGGAGGGGGTGGAGGAGGGGATTGAGGAGGGGGTTGAGCAGGGGATTGAGGAGGGGGTTGAGGGTGAGGAGGGACTTGAGGAAGAGGAGGGTGAGGAGGGGGGCGAGGAAGAGGAGGAGGTGCTGCTGTTCAACTCTCGCGAGGTTGTGGAAATGCAAGAACGGCAGGAGTTCTTCCAGCGCGTGGTGAGGGGCTTGGCCATGGGCACGGATGGGGCGGGCACGTGCAGCGTGTGCTTGACCAACGCGTCTGACTGCGTGTTTGTGTGCGGCCACCTGATGTGCCACGAGTGTGTCATCCACTTGTTCCTCACCTCGCGCGCGTCCGCACAGCGTGAACTCCAGTGGCAGGGGTATGAGTATGTCCCGGCTCTCATGGCGCCGTGCCCCACATGCCGGTGGAGCGTGGAGCCGCACGAAGTGTTCTGGGTGCACGCCCCCACTCCGCCGTCGCCTCGTGGTGTGAGCGCGTGTGACAAGTTCGCCGCTGTGACCGCACTGGTGAAACCGCTGGTGGAGCAGGGCGAGCGAGTTGCCATCCTGTGCTGGTCCGGCACACTGGACGGCATGTGCACCGAGGTGGCGCAGATGTACTACGAGCGGTTACAGCGCATCGGCGTGAGCACCCGCGTCCTCACGCTGCAAGCCTCCACGGCGGCGTCCACGCTGCAGTGGTTCCACCCGCAGTTTACCATTACCGGGTCGGGTAGCAGCAACAGGCCGCTGGTGGTGACGCCGCCTGTAAAAGGGCAGGTGCTGGTGATGTACACCGAGCAGCTGCGGGGCCTGAAGTTGGATGGCGTGAAGCACGTGATCATGCTGTACCCCGTCGTGTACGGGACGCACGCGAGGGAGCGTGTGAAGCGGGATGTGCAGCACTGCTTTGGCTCGCATGGGAATGTTAAACTGTATCATTTTATTGCGCGTGACACAATGGAAGAGGCAACTGTCCCACTAGATGCCTAGATGCCCATTAGATGCCACAGCGCTCACAGCGGTACTCCTGCTTCCTCGCGTGTGGCTGTGTCATCACCCCCTGCTGTGCCAAGTATGCGTTGGCCGTGGCGTTGCGCTTTTTTGATGCTTCCAGCGCGGTGTAGTACGCGACTGTCTCTTGGCGCTGCTGTTCACGCGTGGGTGGGTAGACGCCAGTGTACCGCGAGTCCATCCTTTGCTTTGTTTCATAAACCTCGTTTTTTCCCGGCATTGTGTACGCACGTTGCCGCGCTGCTAGCTTTGCGGGTCGAGCTCCACAAACTCGTCCTGTGGCGACTCGTACTCTTTGCATGAGATGGCGAGCTGCATCGTGTGATTCCTTCCATTAAACTCGTACGGCCGGTACTTCACCACGACGGTGCCGTCGGGTTGCAGCTCGCTCACTTTCACCATGAGCTGAAAGGTCAAGTATTGGAGGCGACCGATGGGCCAGAACTTGCGAAGCACGCCGTAGTTGGTGGGCGTGAAGTACGTGAGCGACGACACGGGTGAGAACTTTTGCAAGCTGATGCGCGCCACAGCATTATCCGTGGAGTCAATGTTGCAGCTCACCTCTTCAATAAACATGTCGATCGCAGTGGTTCCTGCCAAGTCAATCACGCCGGAACTTGTGACTGACAACGCGGGGCCCACATCCACCTGTAAAAAGCCGAGCACTTGCCACAGCGACTTGTTCACCGACGGCCCCGAGCGGAAGAGGAGTGTGAAGGGCGCTGCGTTGGCCACCGTGATGCGGCGGGTGAGCGGGTCCAACACAACTGTGAAGCCTGCAAGCGGCGGGCCCAGCGCTTGGATCGCAGCTTGCACCGCGGGCGCGAGCGTCGTCTCGGTATACTCGCCCTCTGGTACCTGGATGGTGTACACCGTGCCGCCCACGTCAATGTCCAAGAACTGGTTGTACGCATTCACATTGTACTCGGTGATGGGGAAGACGCCACTGGAAAGCGTGATGGCCACGATGTTGCGCAGCGGCACCAGCAGCTTTAGCCGGTAGTACGAGGGTGACGGGTACATGAGCTGGTCGCGCTGGTCGGACTGGAAGGTGTACTTGCGGTGACGCAGCGTGTACTCCAGGTGGTGCGGGACGACAAGCGGTTGGCGCAGTTGAACGGGCGGCGCCGTGAGCGCGTCATTCATCACATCTTCGCGCATCAGCTGGTACCGGCTTTTGTGCGCGGGCGGGGGGGAAGCGCGGGGCAACGGTGATGTGGCGGGGTGGGCCGGCTGTGCGTGGGCCGGGTGCGGGATGAGCGCGTGGTCGCGTTGTCCACCCCTTGTGGTCGCGACGACGCGAGGGGGGCGCGTGGCGGTAGTCGTCGTAGTACTCGTTGTACGGGGGGTGTAGCTCGCCTGACTTGCATCAGTCATGTCTGGCGGCACCGCGTCTTCACGCTGTGTCACCACGATGTATACCGCCAGCAACACACACAGCGCAGCCACAGCGGCTGCTAATCCAGCCCACACTTTGCCCTGCATTTTTAAAACGCGGTGCTTTTTATTCGGCCGACAAAAAGCGCGGGAACCAATGGGCAGTGCGTGCTTATCTACTACCTGGGTGTACGGGTGACCTTGCAACTTGGGTGGTTCACTTTTTATTTTCTTGTGCCACATGGTGGACGTCGCTCCCGGTCTGTATCAAGTCGATGTTGACCTGTCTGCGCTGGCGTCAAGTGTGAATGTGTCGCAGGTTGAGGACGGGCTGTACGACGACGACATGCTGCGTTTGTTCAATAGCGGAATCGATGGCGAGGATGACGATTGTGGTTTCTTGTCCTCCCTCACCACCCCGCCTCCACCCTCCCCGCCTGTCTACCACCTGTATGTTGTCACACCGCGTGACAAAGCGGTGGAGTACGTGATGCGGTTACCCTACTTTCTCAGTGACTTATGCTTTGTGTCTCTGGAGGATTGCATGTTCCCCTCCACGCCCACATGGTACACGTTCTCAAATCACCAGTCTGTCCTGTACATCACGTTCACCACCTCCTCGCCTCCACTTCTGGTGGCGAACGGGCTGCGTGACTTTGCGTCGTGGGTGGACATGTGCACGTCATGGTGTCTGAGCTATAGCCACCTGTTTGCTCCCACCTTCCATCCCAACATTGCGTCCATGGTGTGCACTACGCTGCCTGTGCTTTCCATTGACCACGACCAAGAAGGGCCGCTGTGGTCCCCGCTGGGGGGCGAGGCGGTGCCGGTGTTTGAGCACACGCTGCAAGTCACGCCACCTCCCCCATTAGCCGCGCCGCCCGACTGGGTACGGCACATGAGCACACACCTCGACGTGTACGCGATGCACGCGCGATTCACCCGGGTGGAGCGTTACCACGTGGAGCCGCGTCGGTCCACGCCCCCGCCGCAGTCCCCCGCTGGATTGCCTTCACCATCGCCATCGTCGACGCTACAGACGCTACAGACGCTACAGCCTGGTGACTGGGTGGTGTACTTAACACCGGCTGCAGACTCGTTTGAGTGCGCCCAAGTCGTCAACGTGTCCCCCACGGTCACACTGGACACCGAAGCGTGCCCCTCTCACATTGCCAAGTTGGATGCACAGCAGCACTGTCTACTGAGTGACTTGTTACCGTTTGACGCCTTTCTTACGCTTGCATAAACTTTATGTCCCCGCCTGTGTGCGTCCTATGTAAATAATATCTTTTTTGCAAGTGAGTGTGTGAAGCCCGGGGGGACGCGTAACTTTGTGGGTTTTCGGTACGCGAGGCCCACCGGCTTTTTAACACCCAAGTTCACAGAGACAGGCGCGACATTGGCAAGGTTGGCAATGTACACGGGCATGACATGGTTGTGAATCCAGCTGCCCCAGTTGTCCTGGAACATCAAGAGGGGGAACTGCGCGTACAGCAGCGGCTTCTCGGGGTCTTTGACGTTGGGCATGACGGAGAGGGGGACTTGAGGGATCAAGTCGGCGACGTTGGCAATGGCGTGGAACTCTCGGAGCTGCTGCCCGCGCTGCTGCAACACAAGCTTCACAAAGTTGTCATTGCCCACGCGAGGCGGCGCGTACACGTACGTGTGCACGTTCATCACGCCCCCTTGAACCAGCGCGAGTGTGCACAGTGCGGCCAGGGACGCGCCCAGGGAGTGGCCCGAGACCACGACGTGCGTGTCTGGCGCGCCCTGCAGGATGGGCCGGAGTGCCTGCATAATGTCAGGCAGAAGTTCAGTCACCGCATCCAAAAAGCCCTTGTGCACAAACACATCCCGCTGTCCCCTCAGTGGCACCATGCTCATGTCCCAGTCAATCTTCCACTCCTCCTCCGTCTGTGTGCCCCGAATGGCAATGTACACCTGCTTCACCCGCTCCACCGGTTGCATGATCGCCACCATGTTGCGCATCCGTCCCTTCCCATCCTTGCCGCTCTTCCCCGTCTCCCGGCCGCTGATTAAGGCGACAAGACGCGCGCCCGGGAGCGGCTGCGGCGTCTTGCCATTCAGCACTGCATCTTCCAGAGCGGCCACCGCTTGGGCGGCGTACTTGGACGTGACCAAGTTGTACTTGCCGTCGGCTGCGGCAAGTTCTGCGTCGGTGGGTGCGACGGGTGCGGGGTCGGGCACAAAGTCGCAGGGGACGGTTGAGCACATGGTGTCGTTGTCCGCCGCCTTGCCCACGGCCCTGTTCATGCTGGCGGCCATCTTGAGCTGCGGCAACAAGGAGATGAAGAAGAAGACGAGTAAGAGGACGTACGTTGCTGTCAACACGCAGGCGAGTGCAATGGTCGCATTTTTGTAACTCATGTGTGGTGTAGTTTATTCATGGTACACATAAAACTCCGCCTGAATTACGCCTCGCACTCGCGCTGCTCCATGAAGAAGGCGTACGATGCGGGGCCCACCATGTGCTCCATGTTGCCCATCGGCCGCATGTTCACCCGCTCCGCCGTCTGGTTGTAGTAGCCGTACCACACCGTGCCGTCGTTGGTGCCCGGCGCGCCAAAGCCCCACTGCAGGTCATAGAACTGCTCCTTCTTCGTGTTAATCTTGGTGGAGTCGCCCACGTTCTGGGCGGCGGTGAACAGCCCGTCTGTGCCATTGAGCGCGGAGGACGGCATGAGGAAGTCCACCAGCGGCCCCTTCTTGCTGTTGAATCGCGTCCGTGCCGCCACCGTTTGGGCGCCCGTGTTGTGGCCGTACGTGGTGTCCGCGCCCGTGTAGTAATCCAGCATCTCCTCCCGCTTTGTCAAGTCCTGCTTGCCGTACACATTGGGCGTCACCTGCACTCCGTACGACTCCGCGCCACCATACGCACCATACGCGTCGTCACGCAGCGCGCCATTCTTACTGTTTTGCGCTTGCACAATCTGGTCGCCATTCTTGGGCGCGTACACATCTTGCACTTGCACCGTCCCCAGCACATTTTGATCCACCACATATGACCCCGTGAGCTTGTGCCCCGGCTCCATGAGTTGCGACCGCTCGGTGGACGCGGCCTGTTGCTGCGGCGTGATCGCGCCGACCTGGTTAAGATCTACCAACGTGGTACCCGCATACCCCGTGGGCGCCTCATGCATCTCCCCACCCACGTTGGAGCCGAGACGCACAAAGTCTGCCGGGCCCATGGATGGCATGTACTGCTCAGAGACAGAGCGCTGGGTCGGCATGAGGTCTCGCCGCCCCAACCCCATCTGCGTGTCCATGTGTGCCGTCGTGTTCTCCGTCACCTGCATGCCACCACCATCCATGCGCGTGTTCTCCGCGCGCGAGCACGGGAACCGGGTGTACGTCCGCGCCACCATGACCTCCGAGTTGCCCACCGCCACGCGCGGGTCCACGCCATCGCGGAACGTCGTCTCCGCCCACTTACCTCTGTTGGTGGGGGGCAGATAAGGCAGCGGTCTCACCTTGACTTGGCCCGGCTGGTTGCCCAGCGCGTTGGCAGGCAGCTGGTCGGTGTTGCACTCGCCGTCGGGGTCGGGGTGCTCGTCGTCGCGCTTGAACCGGTTGCTGCGCTCAAAGTACTCAATGTACCGGCTTGGGTCGTACGTGCCATATGTGTTGATGGTGCGGTCGTACTGCATGTGAAAGTCGTCCTCCACCACCTCCGTCTTGGTGGGCCGTGGCGTGTTGTCCGTGAACCCACACCCACCGCCCTGCAGCCGGGCCAGCTTCACATTGCGTGCCGAGTTGTTCAGCGTCTCCTCATAGTCCGCGTCCGGCGGCGGGAGCGCGGACTCATACGCATAGTACTCCACGCCCGTCAGCGGGTCCTTGTACTTGCCCGCCTGGATGACGGGCACCGCGGAGAGCGAGATGAAGCCCTCGTCATACAGCGTTTCATTCACAAGCGGCGAGGAGACGGCGACAGGGCCGTAGTTAAACTGCGTCCCCGACTCGGGCGCCACCGTCAAGTCCGCTTGGATACCCGCGCCTGCACCCACGCCCCACCGGCTGAAGTCGGCAATCTCCTGATCCATGCCTTCACGCACTTGACGCAGCTCCTTGGACGGGATGTCCAGCGCGCAGCACAACCCATCCTCCGCAACACGGGGGGCGCCCTCGGCGCCGATGGCAACCGCGCCACCGCCTGTTTGGCCTGTTTGACCCAGCGCGCGCACCGGTGACGAGACGGTGGGCATGGGGATGCGCGTGTCCAAGTACTGGATTGGGTTGGTTTGAATGTCAAACACGGGCCTGGCTGCTTGCATGTAGTACGACGACCCACCCGCGCCTGACCCCGGCGACATTTGAACCACCTGTCTGACCGCGGCGTCGTGCGGGTCAATCAAGTCAAACGCGGGGGCCAAGCCGCGCGCGCGTGTCGCGGCCTGCGCGACGCCATAGTCCACCGAGTAGTCAGGCATGTCGGTGTTATACCCGCTGCGCTGCAGCTGGTACGTGCCATCACTGTCAAGCGTCTCCTCCCCGTTGTCATAGCCCTGTGTCACCACAGTGGCAAGCGGTTGGTTTGAAAACTGAAACGGATTCCACGCTGGCATGATTTTATTCAATCGCACACATTATTTACACGCTTTCAATTACTTCTTGCCCCTCCCCTTGCGCCCCTTAGTCTTGCCCTGGCTGAAGCGCATGGCGCCATTGCCGCCCATGCCGAGGTTCATGGCGTACTGCGGCGGAATGTTGGGCGGCCCGGCCTGGACCTGTGCCAGGTTACACTCGGACGTGCCCAGCGTATAATCATCAGCCATCGGCTCGCATCCCTGCGGGAAGACTCCGCCGAGGTTAAGGGAGGACCAGTACTGACTGTGCGGCTCATCCACGCCGTAGCTGGTGCGCGGGTCGGAGGACGTGGGGAAGGGAAGCGGGTCGCCGGCCAAGCCGCACGTGCTCGTGTTGCCCTGCGTCTGCGCCATGGAGGACGCGTAGCACCCCGGGCCCACCACATCACGCGTGCCCATGAGGCGCGGCTGGTACGTAAAGTCGGTGAGCGGCGGGCTGACATAGTTGTTTTGGTCGACATAGCGAGCGGGCGCGTACCGGATGTCGCCCTCCGCCAGCACAATCTGCTCCGCTGACGGCGCGAACGAGTTGTAGCCCGCGTCCAGCTGCTTGGCAGCCTTGGTGGCGGAGATGGACGCGGGGTAGCACGCACCGCCGCCCGCCTGGGACACGTAGTTCAAGTTCGGCCGCCCCGCCGCCTCATTCAGACGGCCGCAGTCCACGCCAAGCTCCAGGGTGGGGTTAAACAGGTAGTAGTTGGCCGCGTCGTACTGGATCTGGTCAATGGAGCTCAAGCCAAAGTGTGCCTTCGTGCTGGCATTGTCCGTGGTGTACACCATGTCCTGCTCCGCAAAGTACTGGCCCGCGATGGGCGCCGACATCGCGTTGGACTGCACCGGGGTGAAGTGGTACTGCGACACTGTTGCTCCTAGCGACATTGTTTTTACATGTACCCCAGATTTTTTACTGCTCTTTAGGAAGTTTGTACTGCTGCAGCGCGGACAGCGCCCGGCGCACACCCGCCTCCCCCGCCCGGGACCCTGTCAGGGCGGCGGCGCCAGGTACCACAGGCGCTGACAGCGACGCTTGGAGCAGTGCACGCTGCGCCCGAATCTGTGCGTTGATGCCCGTGGTGTTCACCGCCGACTGCTGATAGCCGCCAAACGCAAAGACGGCAGTGGCAACGCTGAGCAGCAGCGCCGCGACAGTCAACACCATGTTGGCCACATTCCACTTCTCTTGCTTCTCCATGCGACTCGTGGTTTTATTTAGAAGTAAACATTTCGCGCATCCGGGTCGTACAGCGGCGCCCCCGGCTGGACTTGGCACGCGCCAGACGCGTTGATGACACCACCACCGGTGCCACAGAAGCGCGGGGACACAGGGCCGTTTACGACCTGGCCGTACGGCTCCACCTGGGTTGTCGCGCCGCCATCCACGCCCCGCAGCGCACCCAGGCGTGGCTGGGAGGACGGCACGGTGGAGAACGCGTAGCCCTTGCGCACCTGCGGCTGACTCTGGTGCACGTACGTTGCTGTCGGCATGATCACCGGGCTGCTCAAGTTCACGTTGGTGTTGTAAAAGCCGTAGTCCATGAAGCCGGTCATGAGCTCAATGGACACGGGGGGGACAAAGGCGGTGTTGCGGAACCGGCTGCGGTCGTCCACGGACACGGATGCATACGGACCGGGCTGTAAGTACGAGCCCTTGGCAACAATGTTGGGACCTGCACTTTGGAGCGGGGGCTGCACAAAGTCATCGCGCTGTAAGGAACCGTACTGACCCAGTAAAAGAGACATGGCACAACTTTTGTTTCATAGCGTGATATTTATTGGGGAGCGACAGCACGGACAACTTTTGCCACCTCGCCCTAACCAGTTTGTCAGGCAAGAAATGTGAAAGCTATGTCTACACTGCACCAACTGGTACACAAAAGTGGTGCCCTCCTCGCAACAAATGCAGCACTCACTCACGTCTGTGGACGCGCTTCGCTGGGAGGGGGGTTCGAAGAGTTGTTTCCCCACTTTTTGGTACACCTCGTTTTTGCGCACTTTCATCCACTTGTGCATGGTTGGCGACTGGTTGATGGAGTTTGCAATCGCGTCTCGAAACTGCTCTCGTGTGATGCGCTCATTGACGCGGATCAAGAAGCGGCGGCGGTGCGGATCCACAATGTTGCCGCGGGGGTGGTGGTACGCGGTGCAAGTCTGAGTCGTCATGAAGTGGTTACAGGTATGACAGGCGGAGACCAGGGTATCCCGATCAACAGATTTTTTTTTGTGACCGTTGTCCCCACGGAGCGTGTGCTTTGGCGCCTACAACCCAGGTACACCTTTCATTTTGAAGTGCCGGCCGTTAACAGTAAGGGGCAAAAAGTGCCCAGGTAGCATGGTGGTTTGCACGGCCAACGTGCCTCCCGCCGCGGCGGTGACAGTGTTTGCACCTGCATGTTCGCGGCCTTGCAGGACCAGGTTGTGCGTGTTTGTGCTCACGGCTTCAACACCGTGCGCTTGCACTTTCAGCGGGCAGATAGATCGAAGCATGATTGTGTTTATTTACGCAGCCGCCATAATAACGTAGTTGGTACCATTGGACACAAGGACCGCAAACTTGCCCGCAGCCGCAGTAAGGATGGCGGTACCTGCGGCGCCACCAATGAGAGGAATGATGTTGCTGGAGGCGGAGGCGACGGTCTGCGCAACATCATTCTTAATGATCAGCACACGGCCCGGGAGCGACGAGGCGGCGGGCAGCGTCAGGGTCATGCCACCGGCAAACGAGCCGATGACAGCGGTGGTGGTGGCGCCCACCGTGGCGGTGGCAGCGCTCACGGTCTGGATGGAGCCCACGCTGAGCGCGCCCAGAGTGAGCGCACCGCTAACACTGGCAGCACCCGTGACCGCGAGAGAGCCCGCCGAGACGGCACCCGACGCAGTGACGGAGGCAGCGGTGATCGCGTTGTTCACAATCAGGCTGTCCAGCGGCTGGACGACATCAGCCGCAAAGTGGTTGACGTATTGAGACGAAATGAGCGACATGGCTTGTTTTATTATACACTACTAGATTTTTTCGTCACTCCCTCAACATACCCAGCATGCATGCTTCGTGCTACCGCGGCACTTCCGTCACCCATGCGCGGGATGAGCAGAAAGTCAACATGACCGCCGTGCGTGCCAACATGTTTCAGCACCGCGCGCACAAGTTGCCGCGCATTCCATCCCTGCGCCGCTGGACAGTGCAACTTCAACCGCACACCCTCACTCCCCTCCACCTCCAACCTCAACCGATTCTCGTCTTCACCCGGCGTCACAAGCCAGGCCACACTTTGAGGCGGCACCGCATTCCACGCTGTCGACGCGTGACCGCGCACCACAAGCGGGTACTGATCAGGCGACACCGGTGTGTACTTAAAGCACCGCTTTAACTCCGCCAAAAACGTAGGGTCTGTGTCAGCAAACACGCACCGCATTTACTAGTCACTCAAATTAAATGATAGCTGGCCACGGGGACCCAGGTACATGGGTGGGTAAAGTAAGCTTCGAGTTGTCATGCGAGTCCACCCTTTCGGTGGCGCTCGTCCTGGTGGGCTCCGTGACCGCGTGTGGGGCGCTCGCCGTGGCCGTGTGCCTCCTGTGGCGGTGGTGTGCACAGCGTCCAGGAACACGGTGTACGCGCCACAGGTCGTGGGCGGCAAATGAGGGGCAAGGTCTTGTGGCAAACATGGCACCCGCAAACCCATGGTGGCCAAGTGCGGCTGCAGACGGGAGAGCAGGTGCGGCGCCAACAAGTCTTCAGCTAGCGCCAGTGCCTCGCCCTGACCCCATGCCACCGCGTGGAACAGCGGGTGAAACGTGTGCGTCTGTGCCGAGCGCGCCAAAAACACATGCAGCCACACAAACAGGTGGGGTAACAGGGAGGACAGCTGCGGTTCCTTTAACCTCGTCGCCCACATCACAACCGCCTGTTCCACCTCGCCATGATCCGTGTAACGCCGTGCAGCTGCTAGTAAAGACACCTGCGGCGGGGAGCCCCACTTGTCAGTTGCCAAGTACGCTGTGACGCACGCCTGGCCGTCCCGCGCCTCAACATCTGCAGCCGCGCACGCGTCTAACAAGCGCATGCGTAGCACAACATCGGTCGCGACACGCTCACTCAATCCCACCACCATACCCTCATCCACGTCCTCCCATGTGTGCACACCAGGTCCAAAGAGGAGCAGCGAGGGCACGCCTGTCCCGCGAAGGACCGCCACCGTGTCGTGCCACGCGTCGCACACAAAGCCGTACACGTGTGTTTTGCCGCCATCTTGTTCACACCGGATGGTGCGCCTGCACTGCCGCGTCTGCGCACGCACGCGCTCCTTCGCCTCCCGCTCCTTCCTGGCCTCCCCAGACCACATGTGTGTGATAAACGCGGCCACCCGTGCCTTGACATGTTCATCTCTCATTGGCGCTTTGCTTGTCTACGCTCCAAAACGTCGGGACCAATGACAACCGCAGGGGCAATTTTTTGATTGGTTGCGTCTACGCTCCCCCCACCCCTCACTTTACGTAGACGGCAGCCTCACTTTTTTATTACCTGGGCGCACCATGGACGTCCTTGCGAGTGTTGCGAGTGCCCTGCAAACGTCCTCGGAGCTGTTCGAAGTTGCCGACAACGTGACACTTGCCCAGTTGCTGGGCTTCCAGGAGCTCCGGGAAAGTAAAGAGAAGGACGACGACCTTACATGGATTTTTGGGCCTTCCGTACCAGCACCGCCACCCTCATTCATTCCTGGTGCAGTGCCCTTCACGCTACCCGCACCACCCGCGACACCACCACCCGCGCCACACTGCGCCCGCGAGGCCCCATTTCCTCGAGTGACGCATTCGCGGAAGCGAAAACACGAGACGCCCAACAGTCACGTCCCCAGGCTGCAGCGCTGCCGCTCCACATTCAGTTACAAGTTTACAAACGCGGAGGAAGAGGCATTCTACCGGTTGTACGCCACCGAATGTGACCGCAAATCGGCCAAGTTAAATGCGTTGGTGCGCGCCTGCTTTGCCCAATTCGGGCAAGCGTGGGTAACATGGGACGCGATCAAGGATGTGGCGGCAGCGGTGGGGTACAGCCGCAGCAACAACATGTTCCGCACAACCTGGGCACTCACGGTATCACGCTACGGCCGCAACTCCGAGGGGGTGCAGAACAATGAAGTGTTCGGCCTGAACTTCCCGTACTGGATTGCAGACACCAGTGTACCCCGGAAGCGTGGCGACAAAGGCAACACGCTCATGCGATTAGCGCCCGAGTTTTTTGCATGTGTTCCTCCTGCACAAAACCAATAAAAGGCCTTACCGAGAGTTGAACTCGGGTCGCTGGATTCAAAGTCCAGAGTGCTAACCATTACACCATAAGGCCAAAGTAAGGCAATAACTTCATGGATCCAGCGATTTTAATCGTATGATAAGACGTTGTTTTTTTTATGCCAGCAATTGCTGAATGTCTTGCGCACTCAGGCACATCATGACACTTGCTAATTTAGCGCAGCACAAGTCTACCAGTGGCTGAATCTGTAGAAAGTTGGCAGCGTGCAGCACTTGGTAAAGCGTGCGGTCCACTGTGGTGCCGCGCGCGCTGTTGGGAAGAAACAGGCGCGCCAGCCACTTCCCGTACGCCGCCGGAATGTCCGCGTCGAACAGCGCGGGCGTCACGACGGTGGTGCCAACACTCCAAGGCTGCACCTCATACAAGTCGCAAAAAGAGTTGATTAGCGAAAACACGTCGGGGTGAAGAGCACCCGGGATGGTAACCACCGTCTCATCCTCCCCCGTCTCCTCCATCGCCACACTGGACAGCAGCATGCTGCACCGGACAGTCGCGGGTGACGCGGGTTCGCCCTTACACTCCTCGCTCCGCACTGTCACCACCATCCGCTTTGTTGCTGCCCCAGAAAACAGACGGGGTGGCCGCGGTGAACTAGCGCGCGTCACGCTGCGAACGTCAACAGAAAAAACAGGGCGAGACACAAAAACCAACATGAGCGACAACGAAACTGTCAGGAAAGCAGACGCGTGCCTGGACGCCATGCTGCAGTGCATCTACCACGCACCACTCGCGCATGAGCACCGCCAACACGCGTTCCTGCAGTGCCACCGTCTGGGCGCGTCGTGCTACGCCTCCGTGTTTGAACCTGCATCACCAACCAACCAACCTGGTGGTAGAAACGACGAGGCGGTCATTGACGCGATAAATCCATTTGAAAGTTTGTCCGCATAGTCAGCATGCTCGTGGAGTGCTGCATCTGCCTGGAGACGCGCGACACGGTGGCGGTGTCACCCTGCTGTAAACCCGTGAACCCACGGGGCCACCACGCCGGCTGCTGTGACCAGTGCATGAAGATGTTGTGCATCCACAGTCCCCCCTCACATCCCGCCGCGTGTCCCCTGTGTCGCGCGACCGTTGAGCACTACGTCGTTTTTCTTCAGACCGCGGACAGCTTGCAACCCGTGGAACTTGTCTGGTACTGGCCCCCCGGCGAAGATGATCAACAAGACGTAGACTTAACAACCGATGAAGTCATAGACTACGACGCGTTTTTTGATCCAGTAAACGCGGCGACTACTCAATAAATTGAAGCACATTGTTTAGGTTAAAGCGTATGACTTGGTCGGTGACATCATGATAACCCGCTAAAACGAGCACGTTCCCGTCGCTGTCAATCTCCAGGTGTGTCGGAAATGTTACTTGCATGTCGGACGTAAAGGGCTTTGGCGGCACCATGGTATCGTCCACTAGGTGTGGCTTCCACAGCGCACTCCGGCTCCACCGGCGCGCAGCAAATGGGGGGGTCGCATCCAATTCCATGAGCCCAGTCCAGTACACAACTACTTTAGGCAAAGTGTCGCGTATGTGAAAAATGGTGTACAGGTACTCCTTGTGCTGCACCAACTGAGTTCCTCCACGAATTTCCTCTTTGCTTGTCCCTACTTTGGGCGGCGCAGACAGGTAGACGCGCGTTGGCGTATCGCCAGTGTACTCAACCACCTTGCCTGGGCCGTACAGCACGTGAAGTTTGTTATTAAACACAAAAGGCGACCAATTTTTTTCACGTCTTTGTTTTTTAAACGGCGGCTTTTTGAGCAAAAAGCAAGTTTCACTGTTTAAGTAACCGAGGTACATTCTCTTGTTGTCATTGAACACGCACGCGGGTTCGCCGTTTAACAAGAAACACCTGGGGTCTTCGGCATTCCCCGTTTTTGTCTCGAACCGAAGTATTTGTGGATTTGATGGATGACCATTATTCCACTTGCTAATAGAAAGCCGTTGAGTTCTGTAAAAGGGTTTTTTATCTAGTCGCGCGACATACATGTCCCCAACTAGACTGCCATTGTACGCGTTTGTGTACGGGGCAACCGCGGCAGCACCAAACGGAACCAGGGGCCAGGTGCTACTGTCTAATGGCGCATGAACGCGGTTGAATGATTGTACAATTTGTGGATTTAACCGCAACGCAACGCGCCGAGTCGTCGGGGACTGCGCCAAGTTTAGCACACTACACGCTAGGGTAGCAGTAAGAACTACAATGAGCAGCGCGCACAACCAGTAAACAAGCGCCCGTGTCTTCATTTTATCTCTCCGTGTTTTTTTTTGCACTGTCGCAACTGAAACCTTTATCATAAATCGCATGACCTAAGTTCTTATACGCGTTTTACGCGTCGCATGTGACAAAAAGATGGTGGATGCGGATTTGGAGCTGATAAAGCAGGCGACCACTAAATAAACTCAATCATTTTTGTTTCCGCCAATCATGAGTGTCATGAACTAACTGTTACCGGTTATTACCACACAAAACCCAGTTGCATCACTTTGTTTTTACCGTCCATGTTTCACGTCCGCCTCGGCTTGTGCTGCATGAACACGGTGCTGCGCGCGGCCAAGCCCCCTGTGTACCCGTCCAGAACCATGGTGGTCAAGTCCGTGGTGACCCAAGGCATTGACGCACTCAAAGAGAAAGTGCGGCAAAATCTTACAGATGTCCTGACCATGCTGGAGTGGAATGTGGCGCACCACATCTATGTTTTTCGCCTCTCCTCCGACCTGTTTCCACACTTCACCAACCCGCTCGTGCCGCAGTACTCCATGGACTTTGCGTTGGACTTGCTCAACCGCATCGGCTCCTACGCGCGTCTGCACAGTGTGCGGCTCACGTTTCACCCTGGCCAGTACAATGTCATCGGCTCACCCGTTGCCACCGCGTTTGCAAACACCGTGGCGGACCTGAGCTACCACGCTGATGTGCTGGACCTCATGGGGTGTGATGCGGACTCGGTCATGGTTGTTCACTTTGGGGGGACGTACGGCAACAAGACGGAAACGGTGGGCCGGTGGATCGAGCAGTTCCACACCCTTCCCGACAAAGTCAAGCGCCGCCTGGTGCTGGAGAACTGCGAGCGCAGCTTTAACATTGAGGACTGCTTGGCGCTGTCGGACGTGGTCAACATTCCGGTGGTGTTTGACACGCACCACCACGAGTGCTACCGCATTAACCACCCGGAAGAGCATTTGTTTGACGGCAGCCACTACTTTGAGCAAGTGTTGCACACATGGGCGCGCAGAGGCATCAGGCCGAAGTTCCATGTGAGCGAACAGGGCGAAGGCAAAGTGGGGCATCACAGCGACTTTGTAAACGTGCTACCGCGCTACATGTTGACATCCCCCGTCCCGCTGGACATTATGGTAGAAGCAAAGGCCAAAGAACAAGCGCTGTTCCACTTGTTCAAGAGATATCCCGCCGAGCTAGACGTCCCGCCCAATTTAGCGTGCCCCGCGCCCCCTACACCCGCCCCTTCCTCTAAAAAACGTAAAGCCAATAATAGTTAGATTTATCTCATTGGTTCTTAGTACCTGGGTGTTGAATGTAACTCTCGACGCGCTGGCCCCCCTCACTTTGTTATTGTCCATGTCTCTCTCGTACACCCTTCCCGCTGGCGAGTACTTTCTGGGAGATGCCGCCCACTTGTACCACACAACTTCTACCAAACCACCCGCACTGGACGAGAATGTGCCCGATAACGAGGAATTCCTCGACTGGTTTTTGAACGACATTGCATTCACCCACCACCACCCCAAGTATCACGCCATTGGCATGTGTACGGGTTCACGGAACGAAGTGACAGTGACAACTACTTACTCCCAACGTCGGTGTGAGCAAAAAGGGTATCGGTCAGCAACCATTGACACCTCCTACGACCTCCCCCACTTTTCGTTCTACGTGGTGCCGACCAGCCTGCTCCCCGCGGACTGGGCGAACGACCAAGAGGCGTACCACGGCTGCTTTATGAAGTTTACATCGCCCGTGCACGTCCTTCTGTGTGTCCAAGACTGGGTGCACTCGCACGGCTTCCTCAGTCTCCAGTCTCGAGACACGGTGGTGCTGATGGAGTACGGCTTTCCGCAAGCACCCATCTTTATGCCCCGTGCAGACATGCAAGTGCTGCAACCCAACGAGGACGGTTTGTATGGGGACATTAGCTTACAGGATCTCCACTCGCTGGTCGTGGCACTCAGTGCTCACCGGGATCCGAGCAATGGCACATATGTGCCGCATTTACACCCGCGCCTGAACAAGCATTTGGCAGCCTTTGGGCGGTTTCAACACCTGGAGGGCGCGACGCCGCACGCCAATCTTCTGCACGGCGTAATGCGGGAACTAAGTGCGCGCTACATCCAAGCAGATGCGCAGCTACAAGATTACGCTTCGTTTTCCATGCAACTCCCTAGAAAGAAACGGCGGTTTATTGAAGAATAAATGACCTTATTTTTTATTTATTTGTTGGGCGCGCCAGTGGGTGGAAACGCTGCGCATTGTGACCAGCAGGTAAACGGAGGTGCATAAACCCAGGTTATTTTTTTTGTATTACCTGGTTGCACGGCTCCTTCTCCCTTCCCCCTCCTAGTCTCATAATCCAAACCGATCCACTCCAATGCCCCGTTCCAAGCCTGCCCGCCGCCCCAGCGACAGTGATGACGGCTCGGTCTCCCCCCGTAGCGCCAAGCGGGTTGCCACGGGTTGGGACGCTGCGGCGTTTCAATCCCTGGTTGCCCTCCCCATCCCGCCCGACCCCCTCGCGGTGGAAGTTACTGTGCGCAAGGGCCAGCGCTGTGACGCGTCTGCGCTCCAACCCGGGTCCATCCTCTATCGCTACGCCCGCATTGTCGTGTTGCGGCCGGGGAAAGACGGAGACGACACAACCAGGGTGCGCAACCAAGACTTGCACGCGCAAGGCGAGTTGGCGGACTGGAACTTGGACTCTGACCTAATCAACCAACAGTGCTGGTCACCCGACCAGTACACCAACACCGTGCACGTCACCATGACGCAAATGGCCGCAAAGATTCGCGACGAGGTGGGCGACTGTGTCTGTAAAGTGGAGTTCACCAAGATGCCCGACGCTGCAGCCATGGCTGATTTGCTGCGCAATGGTAGCCGGATGATTGAAGCGTCTGGCTTGTCGGACGCCGAGAAGAAGAAGATGTACAAGCAGTTGCATGCGCGGACGCAACATGGCGAGTATCGGATCATGCGTGGGTACTTGCTTAGATCTGAGGACCAGCAGTTGATGGAGACAGACACAGGCATGATTCGGTTTATTGACGCCGACCTGATGGCGGAGGGGAAGCACTGCGAGCGTCAAGTAAACGTGCGTACTATCAAGGCGCTGACGCTGAAGCTGACCAAGTACGTCGTGAAGTAGAGGAAATCAGTGTGTAAACAATAAAATGTCTTTGCTGCTTGAATCCCACAACCACCAAAGCAACACGTCCGGGTTAAAAACAACCCAGTACGAGTACGTGTATGACACCGTGAACACATGTCACTTGATTGTGCGGTGTGACGCAACCATGCATGGACCTGTGAACATTGATGGCAATCTGAACGTGTCTGGCACCATTACAGGCGCAGTTGTGGGAATACCAGAGTACCGGGTGACGTACAAAACGGCAGACTTTGCAATCCCCCCTGACTTTGCGTCCTCGTTTGAGGTTTACCAAGTGAACACCGTGAGCAACCCGATCACGGTGACACTTCCGCTCATTTCAGCACTGGACGCGTCAAAAAAGAGGTCTATTTACATTGTGGACGTGGGTGGCGAGCTACGCGTGAACCCGCTGACTATCCAGACAAGTGCACCCGACACGGTGGCAGGTGACAGCAGTGTGCTTGTGGAAGTCGACTACACTGGCGTGCACTTGCTGTCAAACGCAAACGTCGCGCCGCTGTCAGCAGGCACGTGGCTCATCACGTAACTTGGCGGGCAACGCTACCATAAATCATGTCAAGTTTTTACGTGAGCACTATAAAACATGACATTCACACCTACCGTGCTTAGCAAGGTTGATGCAAACAACACGACGGACGCCGCACTGACAGTGCCGCCGTACACGTTTACCGGCAACGGGACGCTTACCACAGGGTACGACACCCTCATTCTCTCCGTCGAGACGAGCGTGGACTCCGCGCCCAGCGGTTTGTCCGTCGAGTTTTCGGACGACAACGTTGCGTTTGTCTCGTACTACCACGCCACTGTCTTTGCCACGGGCATCTTCACACAGACGTTCTTGATCACCAAAAAGTACTACCGCGTGGTGTACACCTCGTCTGCCACCGTCGCGACATTCACGCTGACGACGCGCATCAGCACCCAGCTGGACAGCACCGCGATGACACAGAACAGCAGCATCACCGTGTTTGACAACGTGGAGCAGGCGAGCATGGACGCATTTGGGAAGCTGCGGGTGTCGATGCCGTTCACATTGCTGGAGCTGCGGTACCCGGCGGCCGCAGCGGCGCCACTACAGATTCGCGCAAATGCGCAGCAGGTGGCGTACAAAGTCACGGGCGGGTACAGTTATAGCGCACCAGGCGATGGCGTGCTGGTGTTGACCGCCGCAAACGCAGCAGGTTACGTCGTCAGTCAGAGCCGGACGTATGTGACGTACCAGGCGGGCAAGTCGCTACTCTTCCTCATGTCCGGCGTCTTTAAACCGTCCAACCCGAGCTTGACGTCACGCGTGGGCTACTTCGAGTCTGATTTCACTGGCGCCCAGCCAGTGCCTATCAACGGCATGTACTTGTCTTTTGTCGCCGGTGTAGCGTACTTGAACATTGTCAACAACGGCAGCGTATTGTCAGTGGCGCAGAGCGCGTGGAACTTGGACCCGATGAATGGCACTGGCGTGTCAGGACTGAACCTTGATTTTGACAAGACGCAGCTGTTCGCGTGTGATATCGAGTGGCTGGGCGTCGGTCGCGTCCGCTTTGGATTCTACGCGTACGGCCGCATCCAGTACTGCCACCAGGTGACGCACTTGAACGTGCTGACCGCACCGTACGCGCAGAGCATCAATTTGCCGCTCACATGCATGCTCCTCAGCGCGTCGGCGCAAGGCACGGGGAGCATGAAACAAATCTGTGCGACGGTGCTGTCAGAGGGCGGGTACAACCCGGTGGGCCGCCTGTTCTCTCAAAACACTGGGCACGATTCGACGACGGAGGTGACGTTGGTGGGGAGCACAAACGAAGTGTCGCTGCTGGCGTTACGCGGCGGCGCGCCGGGGTACAAACACCAAACGATCCTGCCGGTGTCATTTACGCTCATTGACATTGATAGTAACAACACGCTGGTTTACCGTCTGTGGATGATTCCGGGCGAGCACGTGAATACTGCTATCACCGTCACGACTTGGCTCAATGCAAATAACTTGTACAGCTTGGCGCAGTACGCCACCAACTGGACGGGTACGAACAACATTGTCATCAACTCCACCACTAATGCCATTCTGTTGAACAGTGGTTACGTCTTGGGCAAAGGCAGCAACGTCTTCAACGACTTGCAAACCGCTTTTTCTTCGTTGCTTATTAGTTTTGGCGCCAATGTGGAGAACGCCTCTGACGTCTTGCTGCTGACTGCGCAGCGTGTTGGCTCGGGTGCAACAACCGCGAAAGTGTGGGCGTCGGTGGACTGGCAAGAGCTGTATTAATGCACGGTTAAAGCCCAAAACTGTCTACATACTGGGTTGCGAGGGTGAGGCGGTCTACGGGCACGCGGTCGCGCAATTCCAGTGGCAGCGGCACACCATAGACAATGCACATACTTGCCACCACTTCTTGTGGCTGGTAACTTAGCGTCTCCGCGCGCCCCTCCACCAGGATCAGCAGCTCAAGGCCGCGCTGGTACGCCTCCTCTTTTTGGTCCTGCCGGAGTTGCGACAGGCGAAGGCATGCGATGTACAAGTCAAACGTGGTTGGCGCCATTACGTCGACTTGGAGCAGGGTGAGTGCTCTGTGCTCCGCCTGAAGGAGTTGAGGGAGCTGTAGCTTGTACGCGCTCTCTTGCGCCCACTCCCAGCACAGCACCGAGCCTGATGCGAGCAGTCCACTGTCTTGACCCTCCGTCACTTTGATCGCAATCCACAGGCATCCGACAGGTAAATGGGCATCATCGTCACCATCATCATGACTCTCCGCCTCCCCCCTGCTCCTCTCCCTTTCCTTGTCCGTCAAGAAGCAGCGCTGGAGCAGCGTGATGGCGAGGAAAACAGTGTAGGGCGCGAAGTAACCATTTGCATACATGTCCCAGTACGTGTCTTTTGCGGCATAAAAGATGTGCACCCGTTTTGCATCCCCGTACAGCAGGTCTCGCAGGTTACGGTCGACGGGGCGCCATGTGGGGTGTGGGAGGGGTAAAGCAAGCACTGTGCGTGCGTTAAACGCATCCAACTCATTGAGTTCTGGCTCTTCTCCCGCTTCCATGTGCGTCTCTTTCTCCACAGTTCAGTTTTTTATTGTCAACAGGGGAAAGGTGCGACATGAGCGGGGCCACGGAGTACAAGACCTCGTCTGTCGTGGAATGCATCGAGTTTGCAAACAGCCAGGTGGACGCGCTGCAGCAGAAGCAGCCCCTGACGCAAGTCCCGCTCACCAGCGGTGCGGAGTTGCGCGCGACACTGGACAGGGAGAAGCGCCAAGGTGGTGGGCGTGACGAGGGGTTGAACCAGACGGTGTACGAGTGGCATGTGAACAAGCTGCCGGAGGACCAGATTGTGCCGGCAGCGCGGGTGCGCGAAGTGTCCATGGCGTTCTTCATGGACGTCCTGAAGTCACGCGCCATGCCCAGCCGGTCGGGGTGGCGCGACGAGCAGCACCGCGACGTGGTGGTCATGTCGACGCGGGCATACCAGGATTTGGCGCAGACCCACCCCCGCCTCATCCTCATGCTCTCGGCATCCAACGTCACCGAGAAGAAGCTGCAGCACTTGTTGGACTTGATTGAGTTGAGGGAGCGGCACGAGCGCAGCGGCAAATCTTTGGAGAAGAAGCAGGCGGAGGTGTCCAAGTATTTCATGTCCAACTTTGTGCGACCCGCGCTTCCCGGGGAGGAAGACGAGGCGGTGCGGGCAGGCACGGGTGTGCGCGGAGAACTGGTGCGCGGTGATGAGGTGCCACGCAGCTAGTGCTCAACTTCAAACAGTTTTACCTGCACCATCCCGTACAACCCCGCGTCCCGGGGTGGCATGAACAGCACGTGCTGTCCGGGGAACTGGTCTTCCAGGGCGTCGTATGTGGACGCCGACGCCACCACCACGTCCGACCACTGGTCCCCGACGTTGAGCAGCACTTTTTTACCCGTGCGCTGCTCAATGTCCCTGCGGCTCCGCGCTTTGAACACCGCAACCTGGCTGGCTGTTCGCACGTCGGCGCCGCGCATGTACAAGTCTTCGTACGTGAAGAAGCCCATGCACCGGAGTTGCCTCGCGGTGGCCTCCCGGTTGCCGGGCGTGCCAATGCGTGCAGTCACAAAATAAATGGGGATCCCTTTTTTTTCAGCATAGTCGTAAATGGGTTGCACCTTGAAATTGGGAACGGCGCCGCACTCGTTGTCGTCCGTGTTGTACAGCACGGTGGCGTCAATGTCAAACACCACGACGTGCTGCCTCGGGTCCGCGCTCTTCAGCGTCTTCACAATGTGCGGCCACAACTCTCTGTACGACGTGCTCACCACTGGTGGCGACACCGTGGGGATTCTCGGGTCGGCAGCACGTTTGAACGCGGTGAAACCAGATGCTGACATGGATTTATTGTAAAGCCAGATAAAACCAGCCCCCTCCCGCGCAATGTCCATTTACTTCCAATTTGCGTCACAGCTGGACAAGAGCGCGCGTGGGCAGTGGCGCGAGTTCCCGCTCGTCAGCCGCGTCGACGGTTTACCGCTGTCTGCGTGGGAACATGTGAGGCACGAACTGGAGCAGCGGCTGCAGTGTGTGAGGGACAAGGTGCGGTACAGCGCGTCATCCTACTTAAGCGCCATGACGCGGGACATGTACAAGTTGAGCGGGTGTAAATGGGTGGCAGACCGGAGGATAAAGGCAACAGACACGCTGCGGCCCCACACCGCCATCATCCTGTTTCGCCGCCCGCCACCGAGGTACTTTACACGTGTCATTCCCACTCGGTATCGCGGGAAGGAGGGGGAGGAGGAGGAGCAGAAGGAGTGCGTGGAGGACGCAAGGGGGGCGGCAACAAAGCTGGCGGGTGAGAATGAGGAGGAGCAGCTCGCGTCGCTCTTTTCCATGTCCACGCAGGTGTTGGACGAGCAGTTGGCGTGCATCCAACGCGCGCCATCCAAAGTGCAACGCGCGGCGCAGCACAAAGCTCACCCGGATGATTATGAGTATGACCCGAGAACTAGGAACCCACTGCCGTTGAAGGAGTATGTGTGCAAGGGGTGTGGCGCAACGGGTGTACACTTTCGGCAAGACTGTCCACAGGGAAGTGGCGAGGATTGCGCTGCGGATGGTGACGAGGAGGGGGTGAAAGCTGTGGACAAAATTTTTGTACCCACCGGCATTCCCAAAACCTTTTTGGTGAGCGTGCAGGAAAGCGAGGCGGATGCGTCCACCATGGTCACTCGTGACGGCTTGTTTGTCAAGGATGTGCGCCAGTCGTTAATTGACAGGGTGCGCGCGATTGACGCGCAGCAGATTGACGTGGTGCCCTCGCCACTGGACGTGGACAGCTGGGTGGATGGCGAGGAGCCACGGTTTGCATGTGAGGATTACTTGGAGCAGGTGGTGGACGTCAAGCAAAAAGCCAAGGAGTTACTGGTGCCCAGCAGCAAAAAAATTCAGTTTATGTGCACGCACTGGCTGCAGGGGCTGTGTCACAAGGGCGTGCTGTGTGAGTACCTGCACGTGTACGACACGCGCTTCATCCCCATCTGCAAGTTCTTCATGGAGGGCAAGTGCTTGAATGACCCCTGCGCATTCCGCCACATCTTGCCTGCCTCCAAAACAAACGTGACGGTGTGCCCCGACTATGTGATGGGCTTTTGTGCGCGTGGCCCCTCCTGTCCTGCGCCGCACTTAAAGCGAGACGCGCCGTGCCTGGCAGACTTTACCGACACCAACACCTTCCACGCCATGGTTGCCTCCTTCGACGCGTTTGTGCAACAGCACCGCAAAGCCGATGTCACCGCCAAAAAGCGGTACTTGCGCGCGCCGAGCGTGACCGAGATGCTGTACGCGCGCACAAAACGGAAGAAAATGGGTGGTGTCAAATAAACAAATGAGCGAGTATTTTCCGTACCAGAATACGTTTACGTTTCAAAGCATGTACCCGGGCTCGCAGCGGTGCTCGCAGTACGGCGACTCCTGTTCGTCCCACGCCGATTGTTACCAGAGTTGTACCATGGGCACCAACGCGGGTTCAACGCCGGCGTCACGCATGGCCTGTTACGGCACCCCGTACGAGCTGGCGCGCAACATGGGCCAGTGTTACAGCGTGGATGCGCAGATGGGCGATTCGTGTGCGTGGGGTGCGGGCGGGCCGCTGCCCCCCCACCCTGCCACCGGCGACACGTGCGGCCCGTCGCTGTACTGCCAGACCACTCTGGACGTGGATAGTCGGCCCAACAGCGCGCCCTCGTTTGCAGCGCCCCAGGTGGGTCAGGGGTACTGCATGCCGCCGCCACGCGCTGTTCGTTTGTACATGCAGGCGTACCAAAAGATATGAGGGGAGGGTAAACATGACGTTTTCTGATAGCGAGAGTACGGGGACGGAGAGTGAGCAGAGCAATGACACCAGTCAAGACGAGGCGTGGCTGCTGAGTATGATGCACCCAGTGGACGCGTGGATGCAACTGTCAACGCCATCCCTTTACCAGAAGTGGCGCGCGTTCAGCAACCTTACCCTCATGTACCACCGTGCCGCGCGTGACTTGCGTGCGGACTTGGAGGGTGACGAGCTGCAGCTGCACTTGCTGCGCGAAATGTGTGGTCGCATCGAGGCGGAGAAGGAGAGCGTGCAAGCCATGCTCACCCGGGTGACGCGGGAGAAAGAGGACGTGGAACTGAAGCTCGCAGAAGTTCAGGCGGAACTGGCACGCAGCGACTTGCAGCGGTGGGAGCTGGTCTAAAACTTGATGGGCCCGCTCTGAAAGTGACCGCAGTGTTTGCACGTGTACGGGCAGTAGCCGTACCAAAAGCCGTCATACCCCTCGCCCCCCTCCTCCTCCTTCACCCACTCGTGCTGACACCGCTTAAAAATTTGTTTCTGCGTCTGGAACAGCTCGTCGCGTTTCCGCATCAGCTGCACCTCCAACTCCTTGATTTCCCCCCGTATCGCACGCAGCAACGCCTTGTCGGAGTCCACTTCCATCGTCTTTTTTTATCCGGGGAGAAATAAAGGACATGTTTGCACCCAATTGGTGGCAGAGCACCGGGTTTTTGGCGGGCCAAGTGCCAACAGTCGATCCCGACGACCCGTACCGCATTTCCACCGCGATCCTGCCCGTGTACCCGCCGCTGGGCTGGCAGTTGCAGGCGGTAGGTGCCCTCTACCCTGGCGCCACAACCGGGTGGCAGGGCGGCATGGCGTCGTATGCCACGCCGGTGGCCACGCCGTTGCCTCTGAACCAAACAATGTGGGACAAGCCGTCAAGCTGCCTGGACGAGTGCGCCATGGGCGGGTGTGCAGACCCGACATCCTGGATCCACAACCACTGCGTCACGCAGGGGTGCTGCACCCCGAGTGAACCATCGCCATATGGCGGCGAGGTGGTTCTCCCGTCACAGCAGGCGTACATCGAGACCAACTGCGAGCCCGGTACGAAGGAGTACTGTAACAGCGACTTGGACTATTTCAACTGCATGCCCTTCTCTACGCTCACACCGTCCACCGACCCGACGTGCGCGGCGTACCGCGACAAGGTCGTTCCGTGGTAAACCAAAAAATAAAGAGATGCTTCCTGTTAAATACGCACGACCCAATGGGGAATCCCGAGGAGAGCATGACAGCCAAGATGAACTTGCCTGAGATGGCAGCCGAGTCGCAGCGGCGTGCCAAGGCAGCAGCGACGGGCGGCGCATCCACGCTGGACGATGGCACGACGTGTAACCGGCCGTTCCAGACAGATGATCAAATGATCTTTTTGTACAACATCGCCAACACAAACAATCACCCCCAGTCGCTCCGGCCGGCGCTGCGCATCCTCGGCTTGTTCCCCGACGTCGACGAAGCGATTGCGCACGGCCGCTCGATCGCGTCACTGGACACGCACAGCAGCTTTCGGGTGGGCGCGACCCACGCGTGGTACGTCATCGCGAAAGACGCGTACACCGACAACGAGCCGTACCGCCTGAAAGTGAACAGAAACTTGGAGTTGCACCAGCAGCGCCTGAACGACCATGCCATCGAGTTTGCAAAGCGCAAGAAGCACTTGACCAAGGGCCGCGTCCCCTCGTACCACCCAGTAAAAGCGTATGAACAGAATGAGGAGCGGCGGCAGCTGATGCAGGACTGGGTGGATGCGGCGGAGCAGGGCGGCATTGATGCGGTGCGAGCGAAGGACGCGGAGTACGCGCAGGTGGTGGCAGACCGGCAGCAGCGCAATCCTGGTGAGACTGAAGGTGCGGAGGAGAGTAAGGGGGGAGAGGAGGAGGAGGAGGAGGTGGATGACTATGTGGAGCCGGAGCTGAAGCCGCCCATTTCGCCGGAGCAACTGGATGAGAATTGGACGGAGCAGGTGGAGGCGGTGTGGGGTGGCAAGCAGTACGTGCCAGTGGCGCGTCTAGGCCGGGTGGCCGAGGTGAGGAACCAGCGGTACGCGGTCATCTCGGTGGTTGAAGACTACGAGTCCGGCGGGGAGGAGCCGGGGTTCATTGTGTGGGGTGCGTTTGACTCGGAGGAGGATGCGCTGAAGTACAATAAGTGCGTCGCCGCAAAGCAGCTCAAGGACCATGACTTGGCGATTGTAAACATGTACGAGTGGGTGTACCCGCACCTCATGAACTCGGACCGGGTGGAGCAGCTGTACCGCAACCAGGAGCTGCACAATATTATGAAGAACGCGCGGCTGAGCAAGCAGCACGTGGAGAACTTTGGGCGGGAGTGTGCGGACAAGGGCTTGGCAATGCCTGTCACCGAGATTGTCCCCGACTTGCTGGAGGCTGCACCCACCACCTACCACAAACAAGTCACGGAGTTTGCATTTGAGGAATCAACTTAATAAACTTTATTTGCCTACCGGTTTACCGATTTTTGTAGTACCGCCGCCCCCTTACTCGGCTCTTAGCGCGGGTGCGGTGCTTTACGCGGTCGGAGTCCATCTCGTCATACCCCGGGCCATAATCGACAAACAACTCTGCGCCATTCCTAATGTTTTTGGTGGCAACAATGTACAACTTCTTGGTGGCCGCATCGTAGTCAAACACGCAGTTGATGGACCGCGCCCGGTTGCTGTGGTTAATCAAGCTGGCGGCGCCGCGGGTACACGCGGAGTCAATGACCCTGTTGTTCTCCGTCTGGTAGCCGTACGGTGCGACGTGCTCCTCATCCTCCTCATCGTACCGCCGCTCCAGCGCCGCGACGTCAATCAGCTCGCCCTTGTACTCCAGAATCACGTCGTCGCGGCGAAACACAATGGCGTTAGGCGCTACTGTTGCGTCTTCCACAAACAGGCCCTTGCCGGCGGCAGGGACGGTGGAGGGGAGGATGCGGACTTTGTACGTTTGTTGGAGGTGCGAGTAGCACAGCGGCGTGCCGATGCACACCCGACGCGAACACCGCCGTCCCGCTGCTGTTCTACCGCGACACTGGCCGCACCGCAGCCGACAGCTAAAGAACACGTCACCGTCAACCAGAAAATCGAACTCGTATGGCATCTGCTTTATTTGGTCAGAAGAGGTTTTCCCATCGCGCCCTGCTTTCCGCCCTGGCCAGCGATTGATTACCAAAATACTCAATGTCCGACCGCAACCTCCTGGCCGCCATCTCACGCTCATAACGCTTAGTGTCCATCCGGGCTGCAGCGTCATAGATGGATCGCAGCAGCGCGTTCATGTTTGCCATTCGCTGCCGCCCATTGCCCTCCACGTACGCCTCAATCTGTGCATGGGCAGCGTCAAACAGGGCGGGGTCCAGTAACGCGTCAAACGGGGGGAAGCCCGTGCGGCCACCAGGGAACGCGGGGCCGTACGCGTTAATCAACACGGGTAGCGGGATTTGCACTACCTGCACTTGACCTTGGGATACAAGCTTGTAGAACGGGAAACTGGCACGGGTGAAGTCGAGCGACGAGACGTGTTGCGCCATGCTATCAAAGTCTGGCAAATCTACCTTGCGGTACACTTTGGTGTACACCCCGTTGTTAAACGCCATCAGGGGCAAGTGCACAATGTCGGTCAACACTTGCATGACTTGTTCAAACTCGTACGACCGCTTGCTTCGCGCGATCTCAAGCAGAAACATCATGCGCCCCAGGTGGTTAAATGCTTTCAACATTGTTTCACCGTGATCCGCGCCGCGTTCATACAACAGCTTCAGCCGGCGCTCCATCAGCGCCTCAAAGTTGTCTTGCATCAGCTTTCTGGGGGCCATAACATAAATGGCGTGTATCGTGTCATCCACCCAAAACGTGACAGTGGTGTAGTCGAACGCGACAGGTGGTGGGAACGGTTGAATCTCGTCGGGCACCATAAAGTCAAAAATGTGATCAATGACATCACCCACTTTGGCACACAGCATGACACGGGGAAAGGTCCCCTCGTTATAGAACGACACAATGTGCAACAGGCCGACTTGAGTGTGCATGAAGCCGGATTGGGGGCGGAGTGCCTCTTTCTTCACATTCATATGGGATTGCAGCGACGCCTTTAACTCAGCTACGGTCATTGGCTGGAGGTTTATCAGGGTTAGCGACTGGGTTGCGAGCGCAGTCTCCACATGGCGTTGTAGCGACGCAAACACAAACTTTAGTTGGGCGGTGACCACTGGATTCATTTGTTTTCGCACTCGAAAGTCGAACGTGGGAAAGCTGACATTAAAGCCACCTGGTGTGGGGTCCACCAACTTGACCATGTCATCGATCACCACGCCAATTTGAGCATCCAGAAAGTTTGCACTCACCGGGGTCATGCGCGGGGAGAGGACATTAATGTCAAAATCCCCGGTGGGGTCAACAAAGTTGTGCAAGTCCAGTGGTTGAAACGCTTTGTCCCACGTTTGCTTATTCACACTGTCATTCAGCAACTCATACGCCGCACCTCCCTTGACATAGCACGTCAAGCCCTTTTCGGTTTGCACAGGTAAATATACCGTTTGTGAAATACCCTGGGACCCGTCCTCTGGCATGAACTCCACTAACATGGGTGTTTCGCTCACCGTTTCAAACCCCTTCAAGTCCTCCTGCACTTGCGCCACAATGAGCTTTAGTGCATTAAACGACGCGTAGAGCGAGCTCACCCACTGCATTCGTGCGGGATCCGCGGTATACTTTGTGAACGCTGGCATGACGGCGGGCAAGACGCCACCCTTAATCTTCACCATGGCGGATTTTCTTTTAATTCTACATTTTTACTTGTACGTCTGGTACAGCATCAACTTGTAGTGGTGGCCGTACCCGGGTATGTCCAACCGGTCGCCGTTGCCCTTCCAGCGTACTTTGTACCCAATGTCCAGGGGCACCCCGTTGCTGTCGACCACCCTATAGTTGTATCGATCGCGCGCGGAGTCGACGGTTTGGGCGTACACCATCATGGTCTTGGCTTCAGGCAGCGTGTCGCCGCGGTGAGTCACCGCCGCGCCCACCAGCTCCCAGGGGCCAGTGGGAGGTCTGGAGAGGATGCGGTTGAGCGGCGAGTCGGGCGGCTCGCCCACGATGCTGGACCCCACCACGTAGTTCATGTTGGGGGAGGAGACGGTGACGCGGGGGAAGTACGGGCGCAGCTCTCCATAAGACTCGTTATTCACACACCGCACCGTGCCTGTCCTGACGTTCACCGTGCACTGCAGTGGTGCAATGGTGTATGGCGTCGCCCTGCCTTGCACCGGTGCGAGCGGCGGGTACGGGGGCGCATCAGGCGAGAACGAGAGCGTGTCGTCGCCGTACCCGTACTCGTTGTACAGCGTGTTTGTGATGGTGCACATGCGTGCGGCACGCGGCTTGTTGTTCTTGGTGACCGGTGCGCGAATCATGATTTTATTACGGTGCTGTAAATAAATGGCAGACTTACACGTTTTTACACGAGCGGCGGAGGAGGAGGAGGCGTTGGCACGCAACCACTTTGCCCGTTTGGGTGGT